TATCTATATTTCCTTATCAATTTAAAGATCTCTGTTATATCGGTGAACTTCATCTCCTGCCCATATCTGATTGGATAAAAGGCTACTGTGAATCCATGGTTACCATAGAAGTAATCATCCTCTTCTATTTCTTTACCATTTATTTCATCGATATAAATCCAAGGAAAGTTACTGCCTAGTTTTATTTCTATTCCCAGTTTCTCCATCCTCTTCATGAACACATCTAACTTTTCCATTTCAACTACTTTTTACGTTTCCCCTAGCAGGCTTGAACTGCTGACTCCGATATTAAAAGTATCGTACTCTACCAACTGAGTTAAGAGGAATTGATATGCTATCTATAAGTCCTCCTTAGCTTTTTAATTAGAGGACACTGTCTCGTTTTCGTTTCATTGTTAAATTTGTTTATGTGGTACCTTGGAGTAACGATCTCCACTCTGAAGATTTTCAGTCTTCCGCTAATCCATCTCAGCTAAAGCACCATTGTTATTATCTCTTTCTATATATTAAATGTAAGGACTTTTTTTCGATCTACCTACAATTTGTTTAACAAATCTTAACTTTTTTTTTAATTAAAATAAAAAAGCCCTGATTTTGTGGTCAGGGCTCTTTAGTTATTGGTTATTATAGAATCTTTATTCTGCTTCTCCGTCACTAATTCGCCCTTTGTTTGTATCTTTAATCATATTAAAACAATACGCCACCGGTAGTAGATTTCTACTCTCTGTCTGCCAATTGCCTGTATGTAATATAGATCGTGTCATTGTATTAATAAATAGTCTCTGTTTCTGTTTTATTTAATAAATATAAGAACTTTTTTTCTACTTTCCAACTTTTATTTCTCTTTTTATTTGTCTAGCTAGCCATTTCTTTCTAAAATCTACTATAGGTGGTATCTTATTCCACTTCTTTGTTTTGATGTAGTGGTTTACTAACCTAGATGTTAGGTCAATGGTGAATGAGTAGAGTTTATACTTCACAACTTTTCTAATTCCTGATGTACATAAATCCAGTAATCTGTATCAAATACATTTTGGATTAATTCCTCAACTGTAATAATAGCATGTTGTATTGCTTCTTTTTCAATAGCAAAAACATTATGCTTATCAATTAATTCTTGTGCTTTTTCTTTTGGTGTCATAACTTTTTATTTAACTAAATATAAGGACTTTTTTTCTACTTTCCAACTTTAAATTTACCATCTTCCAAAATTAAATACTCACCTGATGTTGGTAACGTATCAATGAAGTAGTATCTACCTCCTGTGGCTTTACCTTCGATATCAATTTGAGATTGTACTGTATGTCCAACTACTTGGATTACTTCTTTACGTAATGTATCGTAGTTAATATGCATTAGTGATTTAGGTCTAATCCAAATTGGTGTTTGGTATATGTCATCTCCATACGGATCTCTACCGTAGAACATAAACATCTTGGGTCTATATTTGAATAGATCGTTTAATAAGTCTGCGATACTATTTACTCTCCACCTCTCTTTACCAAATACATCGTCTAGGTACCTACTGCTAACACCGGCATGTGTATACATTACACCATCAAATTGGTATGCCATTTGTAGATGTTCTCTATTCTCGTCTACCACTTGAGTGATATTAGGTGCAATACCTTGTTGGTATCCGCTTGTACCGGTGTTTCCGATTTCAGGGAAGTAGTGATGATCATGATTACCAATCAGCATTATTACTTCTGACTCTGTTGATTTCTTGTATTCAATAATCTCTTTGAAGTTAGCAATCTGCTCTACTCCACTTATATCAAATGAATCAAAGTAATCACCAATAAAGATTACCTTGTCAGGTTTCTCTTGATGTACTATTAGTTTCCATGTTGACATTCCGTGGGTATCTCCTATTATAACTGTTTTCATAAACTAAATATAAGGACTCTACTTTGACTTTCCAACTTTTAGAAAGACTTTATTTCTATACTATTATCAGTAACAAGTATTGCTGTTTTATTTTCAACCCAGTCTCCTGAATTTAAGTAGTGATCATTTCCAATATGACGATCTGCCGGTTGATGAATGTGTCCACAAATCACACCTTGACATCCGTTTTGATGTGCTAATTTAATAGCTGCCGATTCAAAGTCATTAATATAATTGGTGGCTGCTTTAACACCTGATTTGATTTTCTGTGATATAGATTGATATGGTAACTTTCTCCATACTCTATACCTGTTATACCATCTATTCAACCATAATGCTAGATCGTATCCAATGGATCCTATCTTGGCCAGCCATTTGTATTTAGTTATGAATACATCTATTACGTCACCATGAAAGACATAGTAGCTACGTTGTGATGTTTCTAGTTTGTAGCTCTCCTTTATTTCAATTCTACCAAAGGTATTCCCAATAAATTCTGTTAGGAATTCATCGTGGTTACCTCTAATCCAAATTGTTCTTGTTTTATTTGATAGCTTGAGTAACTTAGATACTACTTTGGTATGTTGTTTCTTCCACCTAGCACCTCTGTTTAGTGCCCACCCGTCCACTATATCTCCATTTAGTATTAGTAGATCGGTTGGATGTTTGTCTATGAATTCAATAAATTCCTTAGCCTTACTGTCCTTAGTACCCAAATGTAGATCAGATACTATAATTGCTTTATACTTTATCCCAGTATCCATAATCTTGTTTGTACCAGTTTTCATTATTTCTGTTTAACCACGATGACCATGCAAGTTTAATCATGTACCGGACACCCTTGTTAAAAAATCTTCGAGGCGAAGTATGTACATAACGGTTAATGATGCTAAACTTTCTGGGTTTAATCTTCTGAGATAAATGATAGTCCTCAGCAATCTTGTCTTCTTCATTGAAGCCTCCTAATTGGTTAAATGTTTCGGTTTTAAATAACATAAACCCACCTATCGCAAAAGGCTTTGTAATCCATGATATTAACTGTATTACGTCAAATATTCTGTACACCCAATTGTATTGACCTGTTGTTGTCTTGAATCGACACGTTACTAAGTCTAGGTCTTTTTTAATGGTTACCTGTAATGCTTTACGAATGATTTTTGTGTCCTTCAAATACATATCAGCATCTAGGAATAGAACGTAAGGTGTTGTAACTAACTTAGCTCCATTGTTACGTGCTACTGCAGGTAACCCCCCTTCTATTATTTCAACCTCAGGATAAAAATTGTGAACTGTATTTACCGTGAGAGCTAGACGGCCTGTTGATGAATCGGCTAAAATTATTCTACATTTAATACACTGTGTGTAAAGTAGATCTAATGTACCCATCAATCTTAGCCCCTCATTCTTGCACGGTATTACTATCGTTAGTTGATTGTTCATATTTTTCAAATGCTTTAGCTAATTTCTCACCTAACCATTCTCCCCATTCCTCAAATGTGAATGTTGATTCTGGATGTTCCTGGAGGTGTAACTTGTATTGTCCTTCTAGTGTCATTACTTATTTATTAGTAGGTGGTCATAAAAGATAACAAATACAATATCCCTTGATATCCCTGCAATAACAAAGTATAATGTAATTAACCCAAAGTCATATGGGAATCCAATATATGCTGCAGATGCTATTGCTAGCGAATTAAATATCTCCTTTAATGACTTAAATAGATGCCATGCATCTGTTAGAGCTACAGGTATGACTATTCCTTTCCACTTCTTGAATCCTTTGGATGGAGTGTTGTCTACATACTTGTTAGTCCAGCTAACGTTCTTATTCCAATAGTTTGGATTTTTGTTTTTGAAAATACTAATGCTAAAATGATCTGAACAAGTATCCATTAGAGCATCAAAAATACCTCCTATACAATATAGGAGAATAGGAATTAATAGTAAGTATTGCATATTATTTATTTTTAGGTGGGTGATAATTTTCTCTTAACCAATCCCAGAAGGCTAATGCGTCTTCAGGTACACCTACTGGTCTACCGTATCTCTCAATAATATCTAACCAGGTTGGTTGTTGAGGAATGATTTTAGCAAACCATAATGTTTCTAAAGCTAGGAACTTTTTTTCATACATAAACATTACTTCTTGTCCTTCTTGAAGTTTTTCGGTAATATCTTCCTCTCTTAATTTAACATCACCATATTGGTATTTAATATTCCATACCTTATCTTCATTACGATATAGTGTACCTTTCATGTATATAAATATTAGTTGTTCTTCTCTTCCAAGCATTTAGGGCATGGTATATTTACTGGATGTAAAGTGCCATGTTTATCACATAGTTTCTTTTCTTTCATTAGTTACTTAACGGGAATCCATCAGACATTTTATGTCTAATTTCTCTACTGAATACTGATAGTGTACCTGTACCTGTTCTATCTGTTTTCTTTACTCCATTATCCAATATATCTTGAAGTAAATCTGTGTATTGTTTATCTAGTTTATTGTTCATATTAGTATACATTTTTCTCTTGGGAATGATAGTATATGTAATTTACCATCTATATAAGCATCGCCTGAATACAACTTCTCCTCTGTCCCTATAATAGTCATATTTGCTACATTTATTAATTCTAAACCTGCTTTATAAACAGTTGAATCTGGGTGTCGTTGATAGTCTTCTACTAGTCTTACTTTAATACCGTCTGTCCATCTTGTTGATTTATTCATATTCTTTATTTTAATCCCACCATCTTCTAATATTCCTCTCAAGGATAGTGAATAGTAATTTATGTGCTCTTTCTTCGTTGATGTGTGCTATATTCAAAGCAATACCTACTACAGTATCTTTATTGAAGATAGGTTCAGGATTGTTTATAACCTGCTTGTAGATGCGTGGATACTTTCTAAAGTATTCATCAAAACGATGATTTGGATCTTCTTCGATATCTAGTTCCCAGTAACCTGGTTGTGATTCAGAATCATTCCAATTGAACTTTGGTTCATGGTAATCCTGATATTCACCACTATACCATTCATTCTGTAGCTTATCAATCAATCTTACACATAGTCTCATAATTTGAGCATCACGTTGGGCACGTAGATGTCTGTCATGATATCCAATGTACTCTGCTTGATTCTTTAGTTTGAATTTGAGAATCTCGTAAATGTATCTGTGATCCCAATCCTGGTCATTCCATATGATTGGAAACCATCTTACTAAGTTTTTTATTCTTTTAAAGAAACCTTTAATTGTGTGTATCATAACTTGTTTTATTTGTTTTCTTCAATGAATGTAATTAATAATTCTTCTAGCTCTTTTGTGTATTTTGGGTTAGCAGCCCCAGCAGCCCAAGCAGCCCAAGCAGCAGCCTTAGCAGCCCCAGCAGCCCTAGAAGCAGCCCTAGCAGCAGCCCTAGCAGCACTAGCAATCCTAGCAGCATCCGAAGCAGCCCAAGCAGCATCCACAGCATCCTCTAACTCCTCTACACCTATCTCACCTGCTAGGTATAACCTAGCAGCTTCTATTGCTTTACGAGGTCTGTTATCACTAGGGTACTCCTCTTCAAAGATAGGAAGAACAGCTTCTGCTATTTTAATAGCAAGATGTTGGTTCTGACTATTTGTAAAAACTCTACAACAAAAGAACCAGTACTTATCCTGTAAAGGAATACTACTCTGTAGTATATCTTCATAGCTAACTACTTCTCTTTCTTTTGGAAATAGATTTTCTATTTGCTCACTTTCATAACATCCTATATTTTCTAACAGGAACTCTAAATTGTATTCTGTTTGCATAACTTATTTGTTTTCGTATTTTACTTTTAATGCTTCGTATTGAGCTCTTTCTTTTACTTCCAATTCTGCTTCTGATATTCTACGAGCTTCTGCTTGTTTTTCTTTTAACAGTCTAACTCGTTCATCTCTCTCGGTTATTGCTTGTGCTTTAATCTCTTCATTTGATTTATAAAGTAGTTCTAGTTTAAAGCTAAATCCTACAGGATCATCATAGTAATGAGCTGTTTCTGATCGGATAAAAATCTCATCTTCGTCGATTTCAACCTCTCTACATGCTTTATAAAGTGGATATCTATCTTTATCTACTTCATTTAATATCTCAGCTACTTGAAGTGCTTTGTCTTCTATTGCTTCTTTAGCAGCTAGGTAACTTTCAAACTGTTCTTTTGTTATCATAATTTTCTATTTAATTAAATATAAGAACTATTCTTTGACCAAACAACTTTATTTTATAAAAAAACCTCCTAAAAAGGAGGCTTAATTTTGGTTTTGTAGAAATTAATTATTGGTTTTCTTCGGGTTGTTTTGGTTGCTGGTCTGGTTTACTTAGTCCTTTTAAGCTAAATTTATCTACCGTATCTGCACCAATACCTACTACTGCTAATAATAATACAGCATTTAAAGCTGTGGTATCGGGTGTATACTTTAAAAATACTATAGTACATAGTACTAATGTACATATAAAGCCGGCTACTGGTTTGATTGATATTGATCCTCTCTCGTCTTTAAAGAGACTGATTACAAATTCTTTAAATGTCATACTATTTAATTTATTATAAATAGTAAAAAAACATCTTTCTCGTTTAAAAAGGTAATGTTTGCGAGCCTTTTTTGCTCCCTCGACCTTTTTTAAGTTTACTACTTAGTTGTAGGTAGTATTACTACTGTACCGCTATCTAAGCTTGTAGTGTCTACTTTTACTGAATCTACCTTTGTAGAATCGGTAGTGGGAGTTGGTGTTGAACTGTTTACGCAAGCTACTAAGAATAATGCGATTACAGCTGCTGTGATGATTGCTTTCATGTTTTTATTTTGTTTAGTTAGTTAAATTAGGGCAGCTAGGGTGTTTGCTAAAGCACTCTTTGCCATTGCTCCAGTGTGTCTGAATACAGTTTGGCCATTCTTTGCTGCTATGATTGTTGGAACTGAGGTTACTCCAAACTGTTGGGCTAGTGCTTGGTTATGTTGAGCATCTATAAACTGCATTGGAATGTTTTTCTCTGCTACAACCTCCTGTACTACAGGTTTAAATGCCTTACAAGGTCCGCACCAAGCAGTGCTAAAATAGTAAAATTGTGTCATGTGTTATTTTTTATTTCCAGAATAATTGTAATAATATAATCGCTAATCCTAAAAGAAGACAGGCTGCTGTCTTAAGTGTTATTGGTTCTTTGAACAAGAGAGTGGAAAGTGTTGTAAAAATGATTACTCCAACTCCAAAACCGATTAATCTAGAGGGCCATAGCTGACCATCGTAGGCAGCTACCATGTACTTAACTGATATCATAAATAAGTATGAGATCGGTATGCCTAGTAATATTACGAAGTTTTGGTTCTGCTTTAGGATTGGAATCTTTAGACTTCCCTGTAATTGAAAAAAAGTTATGATATTTGCGATAACTCCACAAATAATCCCCTTTATTAAGTTGCTTACCATATTTTAAAATAAGCTTTTAAGTATAGGATAGCAAAGTGAACTTCAGGATTACTTGCTGTTAGAAGTCCTAGGAGATCAAAGTGATTGTAAGAATCACCACAAAGTCCTAGTAAGTGTAAGATTGGGTCCATTGTAAACATGTTTGTTATATAATAAATATACTAATCTTTTTTCAATTTACCAAAAGAAAAAAAAACTCCTCACTTAGGAGGAGTCTTCTTTATAGTTTTACTTTAGAATCCCATATCCATTCCTGCCATCGGATCTGCCTTATCTTCTTTCTTTTTCTCAAAAATTACAGATTCTGTAGTTAGGATGGTACCTGCAACCGATGCTGCGTTCTCTAGTGCTGTACGAGTTACCTTAGTCGGATCTAATAATCCAGCCTCAATAGCATCAACCACTTCTTGAGTTTTAGCATTGTAAGTTTCGAAGGTATTAGCCATATTAATCGATCCTAATATTGAAAAGGTATCTTCTACCCCACAGTTTGTTAGAATCGTTTTAAACGGTGCAAAACAGGCTCTTTTAACGATCTCATATCCTTTCAGATTGTCATTAGTTGAGTCCTTATCTAATACAATAGCTTTTACAGCTCTAATCAAAGCAATACCACCACCTGGAACGATTCCTTCTACGAGGGCTGCTTTGGTTGCAAATAAAGCATCTTCCACTCTATCTTTCTTCTCTTTTATTTCGATGTCTGAGTTTCCTCCAACACTTATGATAGCAACTCCTCCGACTAGTTTACCTAAACGCTCTTGTAGCTTTTCTTTTTCGTAGAAAGATGTTGCAGCTTCGACTTGCTTTTTGATTTCTTCAACTCTTGATTCTATTGCCTCTACAGTACCTTTACCATCAACAACAGTTGTCGTTTCTTTTGTAACTGTAACCGTTCTTGCTTTTCCCAACAAATCACTAAGTTGTGCTGGAGTTAGTTTATCTAGTTTATGGCCTTTCTCTTTTGTAATCACTTGACCGCCTGTCATGGTTGCTAGATCCTCTAATAATAGAGTCTTTCTTTCTCCAAAGTCAGGTGCCTTAACTGCACAAACCTTAACGATCCCTCTCATCTTATTTACAATTAGAGTTGCAAGAGCTTCATCACCAATATCCTCAGCAACAATTAGCAACGGCTTATTCTCAGCGTTTGCCTTTGTTAGGGGGTTTAATAGTTCTGCAGCAGTTGTAATTCTACCATCGTAGATTAGAATATACGGATCATCTAACACAGACTGCATTGTGTTGTTGTTAGTAACAAAGTAAGGAGATTTGTAGCCTCTGTCAAATTGCATACCTTCAACAACTTCTAAACTAGTCTCACCCGTCTTAGATTCTTCAATCGTAACAATTCCTTCTCTTCCAACTTTTTCAATTGCTGTTGAGATTAAGGTACCAACTTCTACGTCATTATTAGCTGAGATTGTTGCAACTTGCTTGATTTGATCTTGTGATGAGATATCTTGTGAGATTTCTTTTAGTTGCTCTATAACCTCTCTTACATAAACATCAATCCCCTTCTTTACTTCAACAGGATTAGATCCTTGGTTAATTAGTTTTAATCCCTCTTCAACCATCGTAGTTGCAAGTAGGGTTGATGTTGTTGTACCATCTCCTGCTTCATTTGCAGATTTTATGGATACTTGCTTTACTAACTGTGCCCCTAAGTCCTCCACTTGATCTTCAAGCTGTCCAAATGCTTTCGCACAGCTTACTCCATCTTTTGTAACTTTTACCTCTCCGTTAGGTCCCTGTATTAGAACTGTTCTACCTCCAGGTCCTAGAGTAGAAGATACTGAGTGGTTTAGTTGTTTGATACCACTTAATAGTTTGTTTTTTAAATCAATGCCGAAAACTGTTTGTGTACTCATGTTTTTAATTTGTTGTGTCGTTTACTAATACTGAAAAAACATCTTGCTCTTTGCAGATGAAATACTCTTCACCTTCTAAGGTGATACGTGAAGCTCCTAGTTTAGGAATTAACACTTTTTGTCCAACTTCAAGTTGTGACTGTATCCAAGAATCAGAGTTGTAGTTATAGGTTGCTGATACAGCTACTACCTCTCCTATCTCAGGTCTCTCTTTTCCTAAGTCAGGAATTACTATGTTTCCATAGGTCTGTTCCTGCTCTTCAATTGGCTTCATAATCAGATAGCCATTAACTGGTTTTAATTTACTCATATTGTTGTTTTATTATATAACTTCTACCTCTTCTACTTTTTCTATTTCTAGGTCTGGGATTGATTCTAGAAAATATAGAATACCGTCTTTTCTTAATACTAAATCCGTTCTTAGATGCTCTTTCCAGGTATCGATGTTAGGATTATCCTCCTCCCTTATGAGCTTCTTTATAACATACAGATTTTCATTGAAATTTAAAAATTTTTTTGCAAACATAACAGAGATTTTTGGTAGGTCGTTTTAATTATTTACTTGTAGGTGTCTTGATTTCAATCTTTCGTACAGAGGTATTTTCAGCTGTAGGGATTGTTAAAAGCAGTAGTCCCTTATCTAAGGTTGCTTCTAATTTTGTTAAATCAAATTTGGATGATACTTTCCAGGTCAGATCAAATGATGATCTCTTGATACCTCTGTAGATTACAGGACGATCTTCTTTTGTTGGTTTTTCATAACGAATACGTAGCTGCTCTCCCTCAGTAAGGATTTCAATATCCTCTTGAGATAGGCCAACTGCGGCTATTTCAAAAATAATTCCGGTTTCTGTGTCGTAGATATCGACAGGATGTGTTACTCTTTGCGTAATTGCTGAGAAGTGTGAGTTTGTCTCGAAGAGGTCTTTCCAGAGCAGGTCAAATGGATCAAGCTCAAATGGTCTAAATATGCCCATAGTTTTAAGTTTTGTGTTCCCTTCCGGTGAACGATTAATTAATAAAATTCATAACAGAGACCTACCAAAGTATCTCTTTGTTATAAATATATACGAATTAAGAAAAACAAGAGATTTTTTAGTGACCGTCTCTCATATTAGTTGTTACTTCAGGGATTGCTATCAGCTGAACTCCATCTAGTGTTGTTGTGTTTTCCATACAATCCTGTACAATCTCACAAGCTCTCTTTGTATCCTCATCCTTTACTTGGCAAACTAATTGGTCATGTATCTGAGCTATTACTTGTCCATCGATTCCTTCCTCTATAAATCTTCTATTGATTCTAAGAGCAGCTCTGTTTACTATGCTTGCAGAATAACTCTGGATCTGGTAGTTGAGGCAATTATTTAGAGCATTCTTATAATCCCTATACAGTTTAGTTATTTCTTCTACTCCATACTGTCTTTCCATTTCTTTTTTAAACTTCCAGTCCTCGAGAAGCTTATCACCCATTGCAGCATAAATCTCCTTTGCAACAGGTAAATGTCTAACACGACCTACTTTATTCTTAATATAACCGTTCTCCTTCACAAAAGCTCTCGATCCTTCTCTCCATTTCCTAAGATCTGGAAATCCATCCAAGTAACCCTCCACTAATCTCTCTCCTTCTTTCTTGTCTACAGATAAAGTCATTGCAAGTGCATATCCTGACATGCCGTAAGCAACCCCTAACGAATAAGACTTTGCAGTTTGTCTTTTGACAGGATCTACTTTCTTTAGAAAGTTTGGTGCTTTTGTATGAGCACTAACCCCTTCTAATTTTTCAGTCTTGATAGCAATAAAGGAGTAGAAGTCTAAGTCTTCACGGAAGATAGTCTTTAATCCCTCATCTCCTGTTACAGCTGAGAATACTCTCGGTTCTAGTGATTGATAGTCGGTGTCAATTAGCTTATAACCTTCATCCGAAATAAAGAAAGCCCTTACTACATTAGTGTAGTCCATTACAATTTGATCATCTTGACCATCCTCTAATGGTTTTGGTAGCTGCTGTAGATCTGATCCATACCTTCCTGATACTGTACCGTTCTGTTTGAAGTACGGATGAAATCTTTCATTATCCGCAGCATCTAGAAATCTATCAATATATGCTGATTTGATCTTAGTTAGCTTGTTATAAATTCTAAGATACTTTGCCCACGTATGTTCATCTCCTATGGACTGAATTAGATCCTCGTCGAACTGGTCTTTGCCTTTCGTGGTTTGTGATTGTGGTTTGATTCCTAGCACTCCAAAAGCTATCTGACCTAGTTGATCTTTGGATTGAATGTTAAAGAACACTCCTCCATTATCTTCTTTCCAAAGTCCTAAGCTAACTTTTACAATCTGCTCTTTCGTTAGAAACTCAGAATCTCCAGTCAAAAGAAAACTCTTGATTGGACCATCCGGTAGTCCTGCTACAGTTAATTTGTTTATAGAAAATTTTCCCGTCTTTTCGGATCTTGGAAGCTCCACTCCTTCAATCTCTAATAAACGCTGAGCAAAGGTTCCAGCCTTCTTAGGAGGATATTCCGTAGTTGCTTTTTCAATAATCCAAGTTCTAACCTCAGGAAGACTTAGCAATTCCTGTACTACTAAGTCAGCATGCTTCTGTAAGTCTGCTGTAATGCTCTTTTTAGTTTCTTCTATTAGAGGAATGTTAAGTCTAACACCGTGTTCTTCCATTCTAATCGTAACTTCTCTGTAGAGAGGCATTACCTCATCCTCAAAGAAAAACTTCTCAAGTCCTTCCTCCTTCAATATCTCTAGGAAGTGGTTACATATTCTAAGAGTCAAGTCAGCATCCGCTGCTGCGTACTTAGCTAGAATGTCCATGTCTGCTTTGAAGATCTCATAGTTATCTCTACTCGTACTGCCACCACTTCTCTTGATGCTCTCTTTTAGTTCTAACTGCTCTTCATTCGCTGCTTTCTCAACATCAATACCGATCTTGTCCTGAATTAGTCTTGCTATTTCCTTAAGACCGAAAGGCTTGCCTCCAATACCAAACGCACCTTCTTCTTTCACAGTATGCACGAGTAGTGCAGTGTCTATGTAGATTGATGGAATTAGGTTTATACCATAAAAGCATTTCGTAAACCTTCCATCGAAAGATCCGTTATGCATCACTAACTTCTTACCAACTAGCTTTTGTATAGCATATTTAGCTAGATCGTGACACCTTTTTCCATTTAGACTCACCTCTCTTAGAGCTTCATTCTCAAAAACCATAGTAGGCATATAGTACCCCCTTCCAACTTCGCCTGAGACAGAGAAACCGATTATCTGTCCTCTTCTAGGATTCAGACTATCGGTCTCCGTATCATAAGCTAGTATTTCGTGTTGATTTATGTGCTCTATCAGTTCTCGGAAAGTTTCTAAATCATTTACTAAAACATAACTTTTTTCTTGCATAATTAGCTTGCTGTCCTTTGTTTATCGCCTTGGAATTGGCCGTTGTATAGATTATCAGCTCCAACTGGAGTGCATTCGTGGAAGTAAATCTGAGCAACTCTTGCTCCTTCCTCTATAAATATAGTTTCATTTACAACCATAACTGTTCCCATAAACTCAGTCTCAAATCCTGGATCAAATACTGATGAGTGTAGGACTGTACCGTTTCTTAGTAGGGATGATCTCTGTCTAATTAATCCTAGATAGTTTTCTGGTATCTTGCATCCTTCGTTGAAGGTTATGCTGTAGACTCCTTGAAACAAAAGCCATCCTGATGCTCCATCAAGATTCATTAATGGATGTGGAGTGTAGGTAGTTAGTTGAGTACTATCTTTTAGTACTTTACCAACTTTTACTGCTCCGTTTCCTCCTATCTTATCTACTTGCTTTAGTGATAAGTCGTAACCTACCTGTGCAGGTTTACCTTGCGTGTGTTCTAGTTTTAATAGTCCTTGACTAACTATCTGTTCCGCGTTTAGTGTCATCTTCTTTTTTATTTTTAAATGGAAATAATTCGTTTAAGGTTTCTCTCCTTCTTTCACATCCACAATCCTCTTCTCCTACAGCATGAGCTATGTCCTCAGCTATCTTAGCTAGTCCCAATCTGTGAGTTATCTTTGCTATGATATCTCCTAAGCCTTCTGCCTCGTTATTTGGATTAAAGGTGCTCATCTTCTTTTAGTATTAGGTCCTCCATGTATGCAATATTCTTTTTAATAGTTGCTTCTGCATCTCTTGAGTAAGGAGCTTTAAAATCTACTTCGATCCTAGATTTACCGTCTTTAAGTCCCCATAAACTATCATCAAACTCGATACCTAAATAACCATGCCAGAATGGTGAAGAGCTATCATTGCTATCCATTAAACCTAACTGTCTTTGTATTAGTATTTCTCTTGGTCCTCCCCCTAAGCCTAAATAGTGATGCCACTTTTCAGGAATAGCTAAACCATTCTCTATTAGAAAGCTTGTTGCAAAGATACGATTATAGGCAATGTCACTTGTGCCTGTCAGAGAACAGAAGGCATTTGGTATACCTAAGATAGACATTCCTATTACAGCAATATCATCATTCTCAGCCATATTAGAATAACACTGTAACCAGCCTTTCCAATCACCTTTTACGCTTTGAGGTACAGCCATTACCTTGTATTCCGTGTCTCTTACTCTTTCAATAAAATCCAAAGTAGATTCCAAAGTAACTTCCCACCTCTGAAATGGGGCATCTGGAGCTACTAGATAAGTTGGGGATAAGCCAGAGTCCTCTACTATCCCAATAAGTTCCTCTGCTGGAATGCTCTTCTTTAGCTCGAAGGCCATGTTATCGCATATAATAATATCCCCTCTTTCCTGTTTTTTCTTGTAAAAAGCGAGATAGGTAGGATCTCTAAGATAGTAGGATAGTACTAGGTGAAAGGTCTGATGTTCTGGTATTAGGTGTAGGTAGTTAATTGGTGATATGTAACCAAATTTAATTTGTTTCATAAAATAATTCATTTAATTGTTTTTTATCTTAAACCTCCATCAACACCTTTATAAACAATAGCTGTTGCTGACCATGGATGCAATGACTCAATGTGCTCCGTTACTACTGAGAAATCATAAATCTTCCCAGCTTTAAACCACTCATCCAATCCTGCATATAATAACCTAGAAGCGTCTTCTGTGAAAATTAGATTAGATCCGTTCAACTCTGCAAATGCTTGCTCATCCCTCCTCTTTACCACTATTTGAACTTCAGTCGGTACTTGCTGCCTTGCTAGTTCAACTAAATCTTCAATCCAAACTACCTCACTGGGGTCAAACTGAACTTTTATTCGTGCTACGCTACGTTGACTGTGTCCATTAGCAGCCTTACCTCTACGCTCTCTTGCATCCTGCGATAATTCAAAAGAACATGGACAGGTACTGCTGTATATGTAATCTACAGTTAAGTAAAAAGCGTACGCATCACCATGCAATTGTCCTTCTAGTTCACAGTTGTAGAAAATGTGACCTCTTAGTTTATTGTGGCTAAGTTTAACACCCTCAACAACCTTAAATACTTCTTCGCTAGGGGCATCGGATGATAACTCCTCTCTTGTTCTAAGCGCTTCTTGATCCCACTGATAAGAGAAGCGCAGCTTGCAGTAAGCATCTTTGCAATTTTGCTTTTTTTGCAACTCTTTCAATATATCCTTAAGTCCATCAATTGATAACTTATTTGACACCTTGTCGTGCATTAGCAAGTAAAATCTACTTAGATTCAACCCCTTTGCTTCAGGATCATCGAGAGATCCGTACAAAGAAGCCTTTGCATGTAAAGTCTGCTCAGTACCATCTCTTCGTATCAACTTAATTGGCAAATCAACGGGACCGATGCCTACTTTCTGAATAGGTACTTTTGCTCCTGGTAGAATAGGCTGTTGTTGTGGATCTGGTAACTCTGAATCGTCTGGGTAGTACGTGTTATCGTACTTGAAATCTAAGTGCGGCATCTTGCTCGCATGGTCAATGTAATTAAGCTCCATAGTTGCTTGTTATTATTAATTTATATTGAAAAATACTAAATATTCTCTAATGTTCCAACTTTATTTTTACAGTTTTCAAAATGCCACTGTATCATCTGCGGTTTACCTCCTCTCTGCTTACAGTGTGGGCACTCTACTATCTCTTTTGGTTTTCCTTTATGTACCTTAGCGTATGTATTACCTATCATGGTTGGTCTAGGAGATCCTTTAATCTTTACGCCAGTCATACTATAACAATTATCAAAGTGTAACCTTTTCATATTACTGATACCACCGACCTTGCTACAATGAGGGCACTGCACTCTTTCTTGAGGTCCCACTCTCTTACCACGTCTAGATTGTGCTCTTTTTTCAATGGTTTCTTTCGATGGTTTATTTGTACCGTTTTTAATTCTGGTTTGTTGTCTCTTTCTGATAGAATCCTCCGACATCTTTCCGCTTTTATCACCAGCCTTTGTTAAGTAGCAATTTAAACCCATCGAACTAGTTGATTGAAATAGCTCTTGATAGTATCTCTCCCAGTAATTTAACTCCTCTGTTTTACACTCGGTAATTATTTCGAATTTATGTGAATCAACTCCGTATTTTATAAAAGATTTATATAGTATAATTTGAGTTTTACATGCTCGCATTTTTCTATATTCGTCAAATCTTCGCTGGATGTCGATAGTTTGTCCTATGTATATTTTTCCTGTCGGACTTGTTATTTTATAAATTCCAGTTATCATAGTAAATAAAAAAGGCTCTTAGTTTAAAAGAGTACGGCAATACCCAGTTAAACCTTGAGCCAAATATTTTGTTAGCTGTTGCCGCAGCTTTTACTATAATAAATAGTTGGCAATTAACTCAAAACCTAACTATTATCTACAATTACTAGCCTATCTTTATACGTTTCGTAGATTTTCTGGCACTCCAACTCTATTGGTCTATTATCTGCTACCTCGAAAGGTTCTGTATCTCTACCATCCTTTCTTGCTTCATATCGTCTCTTGCGTTCCTCTGTAGGAACCTCTAACCAAACAAGTAGAGCATCTGGAAAATGCTTTAGAACCTTCTCCACTATACTAAGCTGTCTAATACCATCTACAATGATATCATCACAATGCTCTAGTCCCTCCAACCTATGAATATCCGATACTATCGTATTAGCTATCAAACTATCTAAGGACCTAGTGTTTTGTAGATCTGATCTAGTGCCTGGTCCTGTTAGATTTCTAACTATTGCAGATACTGAAATTCTACGACCGGTTAGGGGATAGGTTCCTTTCCCACTGCAGATCCTACCAAATAGCAGTATTAGGCTACTCTGTTTCAACTGTTGCTCCATTTTCAAGGTCCTCCCACACCGTTACTGACTTACAGTCAAATTGTTTTTGAATATCCTTTGCTATCTTTTCACAGCTCATAGCTCCAAAGTCATGAGCTCTTTTCTGAGATCTATAATAAAAGGCTCTTAGGTAGTCTAGGATATCTCTCTTAAACATTACAAATTCCACATCTCTATCATCGTGAAATACTTCTTTCTTTGCCTCAATGTGAAAAACATGTCTGTGTGGATCAGACAAAAAAGCCACTTCCGGAAATACTTCTTTTGCTGCAGGCCAGCAATGTATTCCATCCACTTGTAGTCTTACTATTATGTAAGTTTTCATAATTATTTATTTTTAGTTAATAAATTAACCTTACAAACTTTTTTCGAATTCTCCAACAATTTCATAAAATTCAGGAGTACCAGGAAAGGCTAGGAAGTTTGGATGCTTCATAGTCCTCTCTAGTATCTTGAGTGTTAGATCTCGGTTTGTGGTATCTATTAAAACTGATTCTAATATCATCTCTCCCTCCTTTCCATCTTTTTTCTTGGCAAGGTAAAAGAGAGTTCCAGCTCCTCTATCTTCTATAAAAGTAAAATAGTTATCTGCTGTTGTTAATGCTTTACTTAACTTCATTATCCCAATCTATGTTAAATTGTTCAGGAGGTACACCACCTCTTTTCTTTTTTGCTTTCTGTACTCCAAGTACAAGTACTGCTACTACTAGTACTACTAATGTTAAAAATGCTACTGTCATATTTGTTTTTATTGTTTAATATTAATTCAGGATGTTCTTCTAATATTCTAGCAATAGCATATACTATCTCTTTAGGTCCGAAATGAGTTTTCCATTCATATTCATCTGCTACTTTATCTACCCATTCCATGTAGAGCTTATATAGCTCTGTTTTATCTATTGTCATACTATACGTTTAAGGTCTTATAAATTATAGGAATATACACTATCCGGTAAATAATACTTGCTATCATAATTTAAAGATATGTTATTTATTTCGATTTTCCAAATATTCGTAAGGGTTGACCTCAAAGAAATTTCCAGATAAACCCGTAGGCAGTTTTTTGTTTACCAGCGCAGCAATTGCTGATATTACCTTTGATTCTATGAGAGGACTTATTAAATGCTATCTCAGCATCCTTAACACTTCTGTATGATCGTACTAAGTCTCCGGTAACTTTATCATACTGCCCGACCGGTTTTTTGACTTTTTCAGATGCTTTTTTTCTTCCTTCTGTAATATTTGCTTTTTTCTTTTCAGCTTTGGTTTCGTACATTTCTAAATCAGAGATACGCTCCTCTTTGTACTTCCACAAAAACCCTCCTGCTTTTTTCTGATATCCTCTTAAAACTCCGGCTATATTATTTATTCCTGTGTTTTTAAAGGCTTCTTGAATCGAATAGTACTCCTGTACTGTTCTACTAGTTTCCGGATCTACTTGTAGCACTGCTCTTGCTCGTTTCATTCTTGTATCTTTACTTACAGTTTTACCTGTGTGTACCTGTCTTATTTTAGCTATCTGCTCTACAGTGTGGTAGCTTTTGCCTTTGCGTGCTGATGACTGCTTATTACGTGTATCTAACGTAGTTACATAACCTACCCTTTGATCAGTCACGTACTTGCGAATGTTGTACTCAGGTTGATGAGTATCTATATAATACTGCTCTCTTTCTAAGAGTTCGCTTATAGTTACAAGTTCCAGTACTTCAAAAATAAACACATCCTTACCGTATTTACAGTATGCATTTTGTAGTATAGGACTATGATGCTTACCATTCCTTAAAGATCTCCAGTGCTCCAGCTCTCTACTTCTTAGGTTTCTAGTACTTCCTATATAAACCTTATTATTACATAAATCTCTAATTTGGTATATTCCAGATTTCATACTCCACTATTTGATTATAAATAGTTGGAATTACGAAAAGTTACACGGCAGTAGCCCTATCCCAAATAGTTACATGTAATCTATCAGTGAACCTAACTCCTTCCTTTATAGCTAAATCAGCGGCTAATTCTCTAGTTTTACTCAACTCCTCCTGAGTTTGACCTTCCGGCATAATAACAATTTTATCTTTGCTGATAAATCCAGGCTGTATAAATGTTTCGTAGATTTCGTTCCAATCTTCTTTGCTGTTAACAACAAACTTAAAAATGGAGTTAGGCAAGCTTCCCATATACGTAAGTGTGAGCGGTTTAATTCTTACTCTCTCTTTCATTCCTGAGTTATCTAATTTCGGGCTATTGTTCCACCAGTCTACCAAATCTACAAAATCAGTTGATGGCATTAACACTGCTTCGTTCTCTACTTCAACGTATGGTTTGAAACCATATTTAGCTACAAACGCTTTTAAGAAAGCTATACACTCTTTCTCTTGCTTTAGAGGTGACCCACCTGTTAATATTAAATGTTGACCTGACTTGAATCTCTCTACTAAATTGATTGATTCGAACAATTCAAAAACTTCATCGAAGGAGTATTCGTTACCTTCTGGCCATACGTCTATGGTATCGCACCATACACATTTTAAGGTACATCCCTGCAATCTTATAAATGTAGAGATAACCCCTGCATGTGGTCCTTCTCCTTGTATGGTATCTGAAAACATTTCAGATATTGCTAACTTGTTTTCACCTTCTACTTTCTTAGTAAAGGTGGGTTTTTGCTGTATTAATGTAACTGGCATGCGTTATTAATGTTTAAATTTAATTTAATGAATTCCTCTTGAACTTCCAACTGATTTTTTGCATTGAAAGAGTACCTGAAGACTTTCCAACCTTGTGATCGTAGGTACTCATCTCGTTTAGCGTCTCTTTCAATAGCGTCTGGAAAGGAGTGCCAGTAGAATCCATCGTACTCAAAATCAAGTTTTAACTCTGGTACTGCTACGTCTAAATAATAAGTCTTACCTGGAGCTTTTATCTCGTATTCAATAACTGCAGTTGGAAATATATCTCTTATCTTTTCAAACAATAGTAACTGTCCTCTACTTATATTATTTCCTGTAAAAAACTTTCTAGGATTATCCTCCTTCCAAAATTTACTAGCTTTAGCTCTTTTCTTTGCAGCTACTTCCGGATCCATAAAATCCTCATACTTACGTCCTTTTAACGGGCTTACTTTTCCCTTGGTGGACCTACCTCCTTCTTTTTTCCCTTCTGCTTGATTTTCGATCGCTTTCTGCAAATCCTCGACTGTTCCATGATCTTTAGTAAGCTGTTTTGCAGTTGGATAAGAGCAGAGAATTAAACCTTCGTCTTGCATTTTCTTAAAAGTCACTCCTTTCCAGATTAACGGTCTAATTACAGTTTCGTAGTAAGCAACTCTTTGCTCTCCCATATAGTTTAACCTTCTCCAGTCCATTTTTTGAGTAAATTTCATATCACTTTATTTATAATAAATAGTATCATTTTTACTCAAAACACCACTTACAAGCTATAGAAATACTATTTTACTCATTACTTTTGCTTTTTACGTTTTAATTGCTTTTCAGCAACTGTGGTTTCTTCTACTACAGCGGGTGCTGTTACTTCTACTGTTACTCTAGTAGCCTTTTTCCATTCACTCTTAGACACATAATTCCATTTAGAACCTACCATTTGAAAGGCCTCTACATCGGTTACTCTCTTTATAGTACCGTCTGCTTTACTCTTAATACACTTCATAGTTTACCTCCATGTTTTAAATTATTATTTACTTGCTGTTGCTCTCTTAGCTGCTATTTTAGCTTCATACCATTTAGTATCTGCCTCAATTGCTGCTCTGTTCTGATTATCGTTGAAGAATACTTCTAGGAACGGTCTGCGATAGAGATTTACGGTTCCTTTGTAGGTTTTTACTTCTACTTGCCTTGTCTGTATTGGCTCTTTTCTAATTGTAGCATATTTAGCTACTACAAAGCCTAAGGCTGGTCCTGCTGCACGACCTAGGTGGTCGTATAAAGAATAAAATTTGTCTTCCATAACGTATTATTTGCTTTTATTAGTTTACTAATTTACGATCATCATATTCAAAAATACCCTTATCTAAGGCGTACTGATTGACTTCTTTATGCCTTTCCTTGAACCAGTTAGCAGTTTCTACTGTAGAAATAGATTCTTGACTGCATACTGTAGAGCAGTTCGGAGTTTCGTAGATGATCACTCTGTGGATACTCAAGTTCTTGTAGGGAGCAAATAGAACTTGCATTGCAAGAAACACCTCCTTAGCAATATTTTCTACTGATGGATTGCAGTACTCTCCAGCTCCGTTTAAAGACATTAGCCAATACTTGCTACCGTAGTTCTTGGTTGTTTGTATTAACTCCATGTCTTTTGGATTAAGTAACATACCGTGATCCAGTACATCATCTATCCATTGACAGCCTACTCTCTTGATTTCCTTGAAGTCGATAGCATAGCCAATTTCTTCCATTTCGTTAAATTCAAACTCCAGCTCATAGAGGTAAGTGTGTCCGTGTATATTGAAACACTTCATCCTCTCATTCATAACTCTGTGTCCTGAGTCAAAGGTTCCCTTACGGGTTACATACTGTTTTTTCATATGCTATTTATTGCTTAATTTTGCTTGTGCTCTTTGTCTAACTAATAAACCTAGTTCTGCATCATTAGGATGTGCATCAATTTCAAATAAATGTACTGGTAGGAATTCTTCGAAACTGTTCCAGAAGGCTTTTGCTGCTTCTTCTAGGGTAGCTCCGTCTTTTAGTTCAAGAATATTACCATCCTCTCCTACTTTTAGGAGAATATCACCTTCTGGTGTTCCTATTGCAAATAGGTAGTTATCTACTGCTTCTTGTGTTTGTTTAGCTTTTGCCATAATTAATTACTGTTTTATTTCTATAATATTAAGACTCTTTTTCCAATCTAGCAACTTTATTTTCTAAAATAGTGTTATTTTTAATTGCTCTTGGTTCATATGGACAATGACGACATCCATTACCACAACAGAATCCTCTTTCAGAAAGGTAAAGGGTAGTAAAAACTACCCTCCCTTCTTCTAAATAATAATGTACTCCTTGTATAAAATCTCTCTTATCCACTGCTTTATACTATTTCGCATGCTCCACCAGCGCAAGCTGCTTCTGAGCGTAAGTCTGTGTTGTCTTGGTGCTCAGTTACCTGAGTTAGATCCAAGCCTGTTAAGCTCTGCATCATCTCCGTATACTTATCTTCTGTACAGTCCTCAAAAGGAGCTTGTATATAGGTTCCTCCGTTATAAGGTAAAACTGATAATCCATTGTAGAATTTTCTATTCTCCCACATCCACTCTCCGACTTGCTTCCACTCTTCTGGTTTGATCGAGACAGTTGCTGATATGTTATGCGTATTTTGTCCAGTTCTGTGTCCAGGTTTAATCCAGCCTATATAGAAAAGTTTAACTCTCTCTAATAAATCAAGAGCTGATTCATGTCTTAGAATCGCACCTTGAGGGGCTTTTTGAGGAACTGAGATTACTGCTGTATCATGTGGACGGAAATATTCATCTTCTACTAGCTCTGGATGAGCTGCTTTTAGGTAATCGTAGATTGCTTCGTTCTTACCTACTCTAATTCTTCTGATATAGTAGTCGTTATGCCAAGCATGGATACCTGAGGAGGTTCCTAGCGTTAGCGAAGAAGTTCCAGATGGTTTTATCGTAGTACATCTAGCTGCTGCATTAATACCTAACAACTTAGCTACTCTTTCATTTTCTTCTTTTACGATTTCAGCTGCTTGTTTTAAGTCTAGTAGTTGAGCTTTTCCAGAACCAACTCCTGTCATTCCTACTCCAATTAGAGCATCTTTTTCGGTTGTACGTTGCCATACTGGTCTTAGGTAGTGGAAGTTTGTGTAAGAAGCCTGTAAAGTACCGATAAAGGTAGCTGCTTTTACTCTTGCGTTTAGATCCTCTTGAGATTCAACATCGGATACATTTACTTCACATAGATTACAGAACTGAAAAGGACGCAAGGCGATTTCACAGTTATGCGCTAATATGTTGTTTGCAAAGAAGTTATGATTATTCTCTACTTCTATATCATATACATCCTTCAATGCTTCTATAAACTCTATTGATACTAATCTTGCCATTTTATTTTAATTTATGTTTATGTTTATGTGCTCCATAGTCCGGTATGTTTTTATAGGACCATGCTCGTAGACATTTACTGCTACAAAATTCTTTATTGCTTTTATACTTAGACTCAAAATCACTATTACATTCTTTACAGTTTTTACTCACTACTGGGTTACGCTGGCTGTTATAAGCTCTCCTCTGCTCGGAAATCCGCTGTCTCCTCTCAATGCCATCTTGCGTTTTAAAATACTCTTTTTGTCGCTCGGAGTTGTGCTTTCGATAATCTTCAGTCTGTCTCAGCAATGCCTTCTGCCTTATAAGCTCTACTGTAGATGCCTTGTGCTTCTTACCATACATTGGATTATTCTCTCCACTAACATCCGAAATACGGTCATAAGTCTCTATAGATTTTTGAACCCAAGCCTCTACTTCTTTTTTGAGTTCGTATTTAGCCACTATTCCTTGAAATTTCCAAACAACCTCGTAGTCGATTCCTATAGAATTAAAAAAATCTTTGTACGAAGCTAGGTACCGTAGAGCAGTGGCTTTATCATCCAGTCCTTTTATCTCTACTATTTTAGTAATCGTAGTATACGTAGAATCAAAGATAAAAAAATCTGGCTTATACCTAATTCCCCTAATATCGTAAGTGCAGCATTCTAACTTATACGGTATCTTCTCAGTATCTAGCATTCTAGCGTATATAAACTCAGCTTTGCTCCTTAAAAAGACCCTTTTATTGTCCCACGTAGTATGGTAGCCGATATACCCTCTACTTCTACAAGTTCCCCTTTTTGCTCTTCCTCCACTCATAGTTGATAATGTTTTAGTGTTATATCTCTACTATAAATAGTATGAAGTTGCACTAAAACACCGCTAACTTCAATGTTAAATCAAAGAAGGGTATACTATTATATCATCCTCATTTGTTAAGTTTTTACACTCAACCCATCCTCTATTCGTAGTAAAAAATCGATGATCAGGGGTGCAGGTTACGGAGTAGCTTATACCGGCCTCTACTACTGTAAGCTTAACAACAACTGCATCCTTTTTAGTAAGTTGCCCTGCTTTTACTGTATTTACTTCGATTTGACCAGTGCCTTCGTTAAACGTCTTTACCTTACAGGTCTGACCGTTATTTACAGCCTCTACTATTTCCTTAATTGACATCTTTCCAGATTCTGTTTCAATTAAAGTGTCCCCTACAAAGCAACATGGATTAGTTCCCCAATCTTTGTCGTTTGAAAAGTATATTCCTGGTTCACCAGCTCCACTTGCTTCAATTCTTTCCCATAAATCAAAGAAAAATTCCTCTGTAATCTTGTTTCTTAGTAGCACTGCAGAGTTGTTTGCACGACCTCTTTGTGGATTTAACTCCCACCAAGCTCCTGATTTAGCTGCAATCATATCCATATCATCTGCTGAGAATAGGCTGATTAAGGCAGCTCTTCTAATTCCTCCTGCAAGTACTGCATCTGCAATATGACAAACGATATCATGTACTTGAATAGGTGAAAGTTTCTCACTGTCTCGTTTGCTATCCAGAATACTCTGTACTCTAGCTAAACAGTCCTTTAATGGTTGAGGTCCTGGTGCCTTACCTCCAGAAGTAATTAAGGCAGCTCCTTTTGGTCTAATGTCTGAGAAATCAAATACAATAGTTGATCCTCCTTCAAAGTACGACTTTAGTAATACCTTTACTGCATCTGCCCAACCTTCAATAGAATCTCCAATTAAGTATCTCCTAGTTCTGTCTGGGTTTGGTTTTCTGATTTCTGGTAGTTTTTCTATGTGATGCTTTTGCACTGAGTATCCAACCCCAGTTCCACCTAGCAACAAAAACATCGCCTCACCAAAAGCTCTCCAATCATCGATTGGTAAGTAGGCACAGTTATAAACTCTGTTTGGTGATATCTCAATTGACTTTCCTGCAAACTGCATTGAACGCATGGAAGGTAAAGCCTTTCTTTCATAAACAAACTTATAAGCTTCTTCTATCTCTGCTTCTAACTGAGGAAACTTCTTCAGATGCATACTCTTATTCCTATCAACTAACTCTTGCCAAGTCTCCCTACGTTCCATTAGCGGATTATACTTGGCATACTTCATGTGAACTGTTAAATCACTTAAAATGCTCTGTGAAATGTCCATGTTTCTTCTGTGTTTTTAAATTTTAAAGATGAGGTTATCCTGCCCGTAGGCTGGTTACTCATAACTGTTTTAATAAATTAAGTAATTAGTGTCCTATTGGTAATGCGTAGCCACCATTTATGGTAGTACCATACAACACAAAGCCAAACCCAATCGTAGCTGTGTATCTCTGATCTGGTGATGGTGCTGAGGTTGTAGAGGCTGCTGTATTTGTATTTGGTACGGCGGTATCTATTGCAGCTAAGGCTACTGAAGTGACTGGTAGTTTTTCGTACTGGTTTGGGCCGAGTCTATTGACGTTGAAGACAGCATCTAGGTAGGTTGGACTATTAGCTGTTGAGCTTTGTAAATTTGAGGCACTGTTGGTTGCTGCGTTTATCTTCTGAGATTTATCTACAAATAACTTGCTTGTATAGTTGTTATTACCGGTACCTGCAGTAGTAGGGATTCCTAAGGCAGTCAGATCTTTCGTTTTTAAAGCTGCTGATTCAAAGGTTCTGCTACTAACTCGTTGTCCGTAGTTAGCTTGTTTTGGATTTGCTGATATAGCTCCTCCGTTATAGTTAGTTCTTTTTAGTATGCCAATTAGACTCATATCGATAGTTTTACTCTAATAAATAGTTTACTTTGACAATTCAAAAAACTTCTGTTGTAAATAATTCTTTTCCTGTGCACTAAAGTTAATTCCTGTTTTTTGAGGAGCCCCCCCTTGTGAACCTTCAGTCGCAATCAAATCTTCATCCATCTCAGAAGCTTCTATATCTATGTGACCATTATCAGTGTTGACCTTTGCTTGATAAGTCATACCATCAGATCCATACCTATTTTTCATGATGTGGATTCTTCCTGTCTTATTTACCTTATCCTGTCTTTTTCTTGATAAAGACATCGCAAAGTCAGCAATCATAATCTTATTATAAGACCCTGCTGCCTTGTCTCCTTCAATAACATCATCTTTCGCTCCTGCTCTATTAACCTGAGAAACAGTCCAGATTGGAATCTTAAGCTCTCTTGCCATCCCCTTGGTGGACATATAAATATCGTCTATCTCGTCTTTCTTGTCTATAGATTTTCTCTTTGATTTTAGTAGATCTACATAGTCAATAATAACGAGATCTGGGGGATGTCCTAGATCTGTGCACTTTCTTATATGGGCTTCAATCGTAGAGATGCTTGCTTTTCCCATTGGATACTCCTTGATGATAAGCTTCCCTGTTAAACCTGCTACTGCCTGCTCAACTGCCTCTCTGTGTAAATGTATTTCTTTTACTGGTAATCCTGTAAAGATGGAGTCGTACCTTCTACCTATATAATCCTCAGCTAACTCCAGAGTGTAGTGATTAACTGTGTACCCTAGCTTTACTGCAGTTGCTCCAAGGTTAGATAACATCCAGGATTTACCTCCTCCTGGACCTCCAAATATAAGTCCTACGTCACCTCTTCCAAGACCTCCCATCAAGAGCTCGTTAATATGATCCCAAGAAGTTGGGATTGGTCCTCTCTCTTCTGCTCGATATCTAGTTTCAACATCCTTATCGTACTCATGTCCAATATTCTTATCTTGTCCTGCTTTTAGAGCAGAGTCCATTACGTACCTGATATCATCATACTGCCCTCCATCAAGGAGATCTGGTAATAGTAGAATTGCTTTTTTTAGCTGCTGGTTTCTACAAAAATTAGAAAATTCCTGCTCAATATACTCCCTATCCTCGTTAGAAGCTTTATAAGCCTCTTTTAACTGATCAATAACAGATACCTTTAATACATCATTTTCTATCTTCTTGACTTCAACCTGCAAAGAATCTAGAGTTGGAGTTGCATGATACTTATAGTGATATCTCAAGATCTCCTCAACAATCCATTTATGTGCTGGATTATCGAAGTAGGATTCGTCTAGGATATCGTGAATATTCTGTAAAAATTCTCTATGCTTTAGTAAACTGGATAGTACTTTAACTTGGAAGCCTATCCCGTAATTTTGTAACTGATTCAAAACTGCCATAATCTTCCTTTATTATAATATAGGTAACTTTTTTTAGTTTAGCAACCTTTATTCTTAAACACCTTGAGGTTGCTGAAGGTATCGTGTAGCCACATTTGTGGATTTGTAATACTTCCTCCCAACATATCCTCATTGTACAACTTTATAAAAGCTGCCGAGTGTAGTTCATTTTTTGGATTTTCTAAGACCTCCTGTATAACTGCTTGATCTTCAATAGGAATATTCGGATTACTTAGATCCATTAATAACTTATTTATTTTAAGCTGATGTGCGAAGTTCGTAACATTAGTATACACTCCTGTCTTTCCCTCAGCCTGTTCCAGTATTGTCTCTAAACTAATCACCTCTTCTTTGGCAATATCTGGAAATTTCTTTAACATCGTCTTCAAGCCAAGCCCCTGTACTCCTGGTACATTGTCAGACTTATCTCCTAATAAAATCTTCTGGATTAGGAAATTCTGAGCTGGTAGTCCGTACTCCTCCTTTACACTCTTTTGAGTATAGAATTTTTTCTTGATTGGAGAAAATACTGTAATTCGATCTGATACTAGCTGCAGGTAGTCCTTATCTGAGGAGTATATTACGACTTCCTCTTTTAGAGTTTTTGCAATATGCCCAATGACATCATCAGCCTCAATCTTATCAATTATAAGAAGATCTACAGGAAGGCATTTTAAATAGGAAATAAGACGTACGATTTGATCTGTAATTGAATCAGACTCCTCCTCCTGAGAATCAAAGGCATCCCAGTTACTAATCTTAGAAATCTTACGATTTGCTTTGTATTCAGGATATAAATATCTCTTATTAGTTGATCCTCCGTGTCCATCAAACACCAGAATAACTCTTGTTGGTTGTATTAATCTTATTGCGTGTCCAATAGATTTTAAATATCCAGCTAAACCTCCAATATGATTTCCATGTGGATTTAGGTGGTGTATCATAACAAAACTACGTAGAAAGGTATTTAGGGAGTCCACTATAAGAACTTTGCTGTTTCTGTGTAATGGCTCCTGTTTAGCTTCTTTTAGATTGCTAAATAATGCTTGAAATTCTTTGTTCATTTACCTTTCGTTTTTGTTGTGCGATAGGATTAGCCAGCCTATCCTGTATTCTCTCTCGAACTAATTGTGTAGCTGCTTCAGGAGGACAATACTGTCCCATTAAATGAATAGGCACTCCGTCCCAAGAGCTTTCATAGTTTTGCACATTAAATCCACGAGCTATACATTCTGTATAAAGCTCTTTGTATCTCTCTTTTAAGTATCCTAATCGAGTATAGAAGAAGGATACGTGTCCTTTACCAAGAGTAAACTCTTTTGGTGCAGTTTTTAGATTATATCTTCCTTTAGATACTACGTTCGGAACTCTCTTAAGTTCTCTGTGCTCAGCTATCAAATGTTTGTTTGTGAGCTCTTTTGGCGGAATGCCTACATTAATCCTTGTGATAGTGTTTAATTTAAGGTGTAATTTACTTTATTATATATCCTTTAAAGATACTCTTTTTTATTTACCAATGCAACTTTTTACAAGTACTTACACTCTCCTCTCTTTATCAACCTTGTTATATAGGCCTCACTGCGATTTAGTGCACTTGCTGCAAATCGTCGAGATCCGTAAACTGTTCCTGTAGGGAGGTGCAGCAGTTGCTTTGATTGACGCCTTGATTGTTCCGGATAAGACTGTCCCCATCTAGGGTGGTTTGCTCCACGCACTTTATTCTTAGCTGCTTCTGTTTTTTTCAGACCTGTTCTAGCTTTCACCATCTTTTGGATTGTAGCACTTGAGTGTTTTCTTCCGTACATAGGATTCTGACTTCCAATCCTTACGCTTGCCTCCAATGCATTCAGCTGCTTAGCTTCCGCATATGCCCTGCTTGATGGAGCATATCTGCCAGCTTGCCATTTATTTTTTAGATTGCAAAGTGCCCAGTAAGCGTATACTAGTTTCTGTGTACCTGGATGGATTTTGCACAATAGTCGATGACATATAAAATGTTCTTTAGCAGTAAGCAGTGTTATATTGGAGTGAGTTTTCCATTGATAAACCGATCCACCCCCTCCTAAACACTTTGGAACGATGTGGTGTGCTTCGTAGTAAACACCTTCACCTTTCCCTCTACTCTCCCTTCTAGCTCTTTCAATAATCTGATCGTAGATCCTTTGATAATTCATTATAGTAAATAAAAAAGGCTCTTGGTAAATGTAAAGTACTGCAATACTTCACAAACCTTGAGCCTAATATCCTATGACTGTTGCAGCAGCCTTTTACTATAATAAATAGTGAGTTGTCTAGGATATACGACTATTCTGATTCAGAAGCATCAAAATAATCTTTTATGTCGTTATCAGTCTCCTCCACTATCTCAAAATCTGTGGAATTTAACACCTTCAGCCAGTCTCCTGAATAGGCCTTTTTATAGTCGTCAATTGCTTTTTTGTCGTCATCTATAAAACCGTGAGCTGTCATTAAGACTTTACCGATAGAGGTTACGTCGTTTACGTGATTCTTGTCTATAGAAATCTTGGTTCGCTTCGCAAACTCAATCTCCTTTCCATTCTTTGTAGCCTTTATTTTATTTGTACCTGAGCTTGATACATTACCAAATGTAATGACCAATGTAGCATCGAAATACATTGTGTTCCCCCCTTTATTTGCCATCCTAGGCTGTCCCATAATACTCTCAGCTTTCGCAACCCAAATCTTATTCACAGCAAGCATCGTATTGGTATACGGTTGACTTACCTTACGTGATAAAACTATTTTTTGATTGATAAAGTTACCAAACTGTTGAGACATGGCTCCTGCATTCCACTCATTGTTGTTCTTGTTAGACTCAACCGATAGACGAGATGGAATAGATCCTACAGAATCCCAAAGGAATAGTAGGTCGTAGGGTAGCCTGTTATGCTTCTGCTCATCTAGCAAGTCTGCTATAAAGGCAGCAACATCCTCAATAGTATTTAGTCTCTCTCTATCTACATAGATAAAAAATCCTTTGTAATCTGCAATTTCTCCATCCTCATCTGCGACTTCCTCAAATTGAAGTCCCATCTGTCTTGCATGATCCCAATTCCATTTCATCTCAGTAATAATCAAAACAGGCAAGATTCCCATCTTCTGAGCGCTTACTGCTGCTTCTAGGAGAGCGGTAGTCTTGCCTGTATCTGAGTGACCTCTTAATAAAGTTATATGACCAATAGGAACTCCTGGTATTGATAGACATTTCTGGAAAGCTGGGGATAGGGGAATCCATTGCTGGGTTTTCATCTTTATCGATGTAGATGTAAGGTTCTTTGCTTTTAGAAAACCCTCTAAGTTAAATTCTCCCTTAATAGCTGATGTTACAGCTTGATTTAAGCTACCTCTTGTCGATTTTGCCATATAGTTCTATTTCTTTTTAAGATCAAATAAATCTTCAAATTCTTGATCAATATCAGCCTTTACTTTAGCTGGTTTGGTTTGTAGTGAATACTTCTTCTCCTCTGCTGCTACTTCTTCCTTAATTGAAAGTGGTTTTGCAGGAGCTGTAGTGGTTGGAGTTTCCTCCTCTTCTGCATCGTCTGTAGCTTCTTCAGGGTTTAACCACTCAAGTAGAGATGCTTTCATCTCATCATAAGGATATCTCTTGAAAACAGCTAATGGATCTGGTTGGTCGTTTAACCACTTTTCTACTTGCTTTCCGTCAGTAGATAACGGAGTTGTCTTTGTACGTACACGCACTTTTGACTGATTGAAACTAGTTCCGTTTGTTTCAGGTCCTGTAGTCTCGATTGTGATATCACGACCATCTACTGGATCTGTGTAATCACCTACGTCCTCATCCTCTGCAATGCTAAGTAGTTCCATGTAAACTTGTTTACCAAATTCCCATAAACGAACACCCTTCTCTTCCTCTCCTCTTACAACAACAGGAGCAAATACACGCATTTTTGGCTCTAATTTCTTAGCCATAGACCAGTTTTCTTTGCTACTAGTCTGTTTTAACTGTTTAGCGAACTCCACAATCGGATCTTTCTCTCCGAAATTTACAAGAGAAATCATAGTGCCCTTACCAATACCGTAATGCATGTAGACTTCTTTGAATGGGTTTGCTTTGTCATACACGGACGGCACAATTCTCACAGAATGCTTACCTATGGCAGGCTTCCAGAAAATCTGCGACATGTCCCTCTTTTGGCCTCCTTGCTTCGTTTGCAGAGCGCCAAGCCTTGACTTAATGGCTGATAAATCCATACAAGATTTGTTTTAAAATGAAAAAATAAAAAATTTGATATTACCTCTAATATACGACTATTATTCTAGAAATCCAAATTATAAACTAACTATTTTGTGAACAGTTGTGTTTAGGCGACGTAGATCAGTGCCATTGGTAAGTAGAGCGGAATTTCTATAATCCCCCCAGTTAATAGGGAATGTTGTATCTAACACACCGTTATTTAGGGATCTAATAAGGGTATTAAGTGAGTCGATTGTGTATAGTGTGTTTGTTTCTTTCTTTCTGTGTAGTAGGATCGTGTTTGGCAGTCTTGGAACATTACCACTCACTATCTCAATATTATAAGTACAAAGATACTCATCAGAGTCAACAGACTCCAATATGAAGATCTTCTTATACAATACTGTATAGGTTGTTTTAATTGTGGTAAGTGTCTCCTCTAGCTTATCCTTTGTGCTGAAGGTACAAAATAGTTTATTCGCCAAATCTCCTATGTTTAGTTGTTCCATAACCTTTATTTCTCTTATATAAATAGTTTGTTTTCTATGTAAAGTCGTACGTTTCTCCAACTTTTATTTTGACTAGGTACCCATCCTCTTCTAGGATTGATCTTATTTGCTCTAATGTTTCTTTACCATCCTCCAGTGAACAATCCACTAAAATTGAATCATATACCACTAAAACAACCTTACTCTTTTTTTCTCGTAAAAGCTCTTTTAATTTTATTAATTTCTTAACATTGTTTACTGTCTCTAGGCACTGAATGTAGTAGTTGAACAGTTTTTGTGGGTTTGCTTTATCTTGTACTAACACTCTACCGTTTGGTAGTGTGATACTTCCTTCCTCCTTATAAGTCGTCCACATAGCCTGTATAAATTCCTCCACCTCAGCAAATAGAGGAATATGCCTAACCTCGTCTTCAACTCCGTTATACAGCTGTCTAAATGTGATTTTTTTGGATTCTTGATACTCCTCTGCAGTAAGCTCTTCTTTTCCAAAATAAAATTTACCTAGATAGGTGTGAATAGACTCTCTTGCTGGTAGCTTAACTCCGAGTAAATTTGCAATTAACCTTAAATGGTATCCATCGAAATCAAATTCTACAAACCTATCATTTCTTGGTATAAAGGCAGCTCTTGATTTATCCTTTGGTAAAGCTAGAAAGTTGATTGAATTAAAAGCATTAGTAGGTCTTGATGTTACATTGTATAAGTTGTACTTTGTGTAGATAATCCCATCCTTAATTGAGTTAGCTTTCCAAGTAGGTTCATAGTGTTTTGCAAAGATTTTCTCATCGATTGCTATTCCTCGTTCTTCAACCCACTTATATGCCTCAATAAAACGATTTTGCCACGCTATATTCGCTTCTTTTCCTATAAGTGGTATAACTGCCTCAAACATACATTCACACCGTTCATAGTGCTTAGAAACGGGAATTAAAGTGTTTACGTTTTGAGTGTACTGAAACCTATGATAAAAGTCTTTATGCACATTGGTATAGCAGTCAAGCACACTTAGATTTGGATAATGATCGTGGGCTGGGAAATATAGATCGGCTTGATTTGGTAAATCTAGAAAGTAGGAGTGATATTTTCCATCTAATAGGAATACTGTTTCATGCTCTGTAAGAAATTCCTGAACTTCTTCAATTGATAAACTGAAGCCCTCCGAGTGATCTATTATTAGTATGAAGCCTTTCTCGAAATTATTATAATAAATAACCGATGCACTTGTGAGGGATGGATGAAGATCTTCTGACTTTGCTACTAGATCTATGAAGCATTTGTTTACCTTTGGTAGCCTTTCTAGCTGCTCTTTTGTTTCAACAATAAAAAACATACATAACTTTTCTTAAACATAAGGCTTTTTGATTAATAAACCAACAAAAAACTAAGAGGTAATAGTACCAAACTTAGCATATTCTCCGTTGATAAAGTCTAAAAGTCCGTTAAAACCTCTAGCTTTTCCTTCTGTTATTCTCTTATTTGTATCGTAAATGCCACCGTTTACTTGATACTGAGATACTCTCTGATCGTGAAGAGGTCCAGATATTTGCCATAAAAGGTCGATTGTTTCGTAATCAAGTATAGTTTGACTTGCTTGTCCACTCTTTACCAGATTCCAATCACTTGGTGATATTTCAATAATATACTGTGGACCTGTTACATTCTTAGCAAAGTATCTTGTAAAATACCCCTGAGCGTATTCAGCTTTGGTTGGTTGTGGAAAGTAAAACTTCAAAGCTGTCAAAACACCATCGCTGATCGTCGATTGAGCTGTATTCTGTTTGTTTGGAATAGGTTGACTGGTTTTTACACTTGCTTGACTGCTAGGAGCTGGTGGTGGTAGCTTAAATAATCGCTTGTTTGCTCCTTTCAAGGGATTTGCCCCTGTATAAGCTTCGTTATCGCAAGTTGTATAGTAGGTTCCTGTGTAAGGAGTTCCATCAGCAAGTACATATTCTCCTCCCCTTGTGTAAAGGTTTGGAGTTATCATTGATAGTGGATAGTATCTTATACTCATAGTTATGATATTGAATTTACGTAAGCTCTAAAGTCTGCTACAGTTAAAGGAGTTCCTGGAAGTTTTCCAGCTGCTCTTGCTATTACTGGGTTTTGCTTAGATACGCTTGCTGCTGATAATCCCTTTGCTTGAACAATTGTTGTAGTGTCTTGGCTGTTGAATACCGGAACTAGTGCTGGGAAGAATACTAATCCATATATGCTTAGCATACCTTGCCCTGATATATCACGTTTGTGATGCTTCCAGTAATCAAAATACATATCAACTAGATCAAGTTGTTGAATTCCTGGCATTGTTCTAATCTGCTCTAATGTGTAGCTTGGACCTGGAGTTCCTCCTGGTGCTACATTGTCTGAAGTCCATTGAATTAATCCTGTTGCAAAAAGAGTACGACCTGGTCCTGGGTTACTGTAAGCTTTTTTATTTGCGTCATAATAAAGAGAATCAGCTGGGTTCAGTCCACTCTCTGCATTCATGACTTTTAGCACATTCTCATCACTGATATTATATTTAGCACATATTGCTTTTAGCTTTGTTCTAAAGGCTTGGTCGTTGTACAGGGCCTTACCCTTAATGACAGCTGATGCATTTCCAGTAGCCGGTGAACCTGCTGGTGCTGGTGGAGTAAATCCACTCGTTGCTGCACCTACAGCTGTTGCCTCAGCTGATAACAAAGATTTAGTTTTAATCTTTATCATTTGGCCTTTTATACTTGTAAGCCACTCATTTGCTACTATTGTATGCCTCAATCCTGAGATAATAAAGCCAACTTTTGTAAAAGTTCCATCCCCTCTAAGACTTGCTGGAAGTCTGTCATCTGGTATTGTGAAGGAGTTTCCTATGTGAATACCTGCAATACCGTCAATAGTTATATCGAGGTTCATTGGAATAAATGGAGCTGCGTTGGTTGCTGTATCTTTGTCTACTGCTTTTGGATCTCTCTGTCCTTTTAGCTTTGATAATCTTTCAATATAATAGTTTTTGGCTGTATCAACTCTGCTTAGGTCTAGGGCTGGAGTTCCATAATAGATGCTCTTTACGTGAGCATCAAATTGAGTTGCTAAATCTTTATCTGATATTGCTTTTAAATTTGGATTGGTTCCTGGTGAAGTAGAGGCAGCTTCTGTACGGAATGGTATGTATCTGTCTCTTGTATACTCATTCTGCCATGAAAAACTTGATCCGTCCAAAGAGTTTACAGCAGCTGATCTATCTCCAGTACTCTGTGCTGATATTGCTAGCATTGAGGCAAGTCTTGTTGACATCTCTGTCTTAAACTGCATCGCTCTAACTAAGCTATCTTGCCCAAAAATTGGAATAGTCGTATACTGTCCTGGATTAACTCCATCTGGAACAATGATACCTGAATCCTCTGCTTCGTAGCCTGGGGTTGTTTGATTATCTTTTATAAATACTGTGTTACTCTCGTCATTATACGAAACTGAGAACATATTAAAGCAGCCCGTTGACTTGTTGATGTCATCCATTACCCTTTCTAGGAAAGGTTTTAGATTTACAGAATGTCTTGCATCGCTTCCTGATAATGAGTCTAGTAGTTTGATTAAGTAAGAAACGTTTACCAAGATTTCCATAGTCTTGCCTTGATACTTCTTAGATCTAAATTTAACACTGCCTATACCTTTACCAGTACCATTAGTGAGTACGTTAGATATGTAGTTCTGTGTTGCTGGGTCAAACTCCCCACTAGGTACTAGATTAGCTGGGAATATGCTATCGTAATCTCCTTTAGTTCCCTGGAAAGGGATTAAACAAGTAGTCGGATCTATAGAAAGATGCTGAGGAGTTGATAGACAGAAGTTTGTTTCTGGATTAAAATCGATGTACACGAATGGTTTTGGTGCTGCACTAACAGTTTTAGCTGCTGTCTTAGTTGCTGTCGGATCACTCTGTGAGTCATAGATTAAACACATGCTATTAAGAAAGGCAAGTAAATACCCTAACTTAATATAAACCGGATATTCAGGTATGCCATTAGAGTTTGATTGATTCAATTCATACCTAACTGCATAAGCTGTACATAGGCTGTCCCAATCCACTGTTGGAGTTGTGGTCTTATATGTGTCTGGATCAAGCATTAAACTGCTATTAAAACCTCTATTAGCATAGGCTTTTAGATCAAAGTTATTAGCATCTACTGCACCTGTGTAGCCGATTACTCCATTTAAGACTCCAGCACTAAATATTGTAGTTGTATTTTCTTTTGTAGATACTGGAATTACTGGAGTTTGTTGATTGGTAACAAGTGCTAGAATACCGGAACTCTGTATAGATACCAGCATTGCGTGTAAAGCAGATTGAAACTTGTTTGGATCATCTGTTTGAGTTGTATCTGCATTGTTTGTTGTTGAGTCAGCACTTCCAGATGCAGCTCCTGCTGCACTTGCAGGCTTTGCTGCTGCAGATGGTATGGACAAAGCTCCTCCAACTCCATTCGAAGTTAAAATTAAATATGGATTATTAAACTCAAGAGTGACCGTACCTGTTGCTACTTTAGCTGCTGGATTTGTTGCCTTTCCTGTGTATTTGAGTGGTATAGTCGGTAGGTCCTGTAAGCCTACTTCAATAGTTGCTAAAAATCCGCTTCCTTTTTCAACTTTACGCACTGATCCTCGTAGAACGGATTGTTTAAATATAGAGTCTAACCAATTCCAAACTTGCTGCCAAGTCAAACTTGCATAATCATCTGGGGAGCTTTCTATATGGTAATTGATTGTAAAATTAAAATTCTCAAGATCTCCAATCTGAAAAATCTTTCCAGTAAATGAAGGTGCATCATAGGATCTAGTTCCGTAGTTATAGTCAGCATCTCCCGGTGCTCCACTGGCGTAGCGCATCCATTGCCCCACAGTGCTACTCATTCCTGCCCCTGCAGATCCTGGTACCTTTGCAAAATTTGAAAGTTCATAGTTGATTTCAGTACCAGATAAAGTCACACTCGAACCATTTGTAACCTGCTTCCATCCAGCTCGTTGTCGATCTGAGGCCTTGTTGGTTATTTCAGGTATGAATAGTCCACCATACTTTTGTCTAGGTCCATATTTTGGAACAAAGTAGTAACTATAAAGAGGGTTAGTTGCTGATAGATCAGCTTGGTAGACCATTCCTGTGGCTGTATAACCATAGTCTGGTACCCAACCAGTAAGCCATTGTTGATATGTTGTTGGAGTTTTCACATCTCCTACGTATTGTTGATACAGTTCTTGGGGATTTCTTGCGACTCTATCAAGCACCTCTCCGCCTGCACCTGCTGTCGGAGCTACAGAGCTGCTTGGATCTAGGATGATTGCTTTACCATCAGTACCACCACAGTCATACTTTAAAACTTTTTGTAGTTTTGTGTCATAATAAGCATTGTTGTAGTAAAAAGCAAAAGAACTATACTGTCCCGTACCGTTTGCGTACTTGCTTCCATCTGTACCAGTTACAATGGAGAATTGTCTAACACAAGGAGGATAATTGTTTATATCACCTGCCGTATTAGTCTGTTGCTGTGTTTGTATCTGTTTGATTGTATTTTTATATGCCTCATATAGGGCATTTGGCATCTGGTATGACGAGTTGATTTTAATTGTATCAATTACTGAGCCTAGTCCAGCTAACTTTAGTGTACAATCAAAGCCTCCTTCTTGGTTCATTGCGTAGTCGTAATTTACAACCATACCAAGCATCCCATCATAATTACCACTAGTATTCTTTGTATTTCTATAGACTGCTTGTTGAATTAATTCTTTTGAATTTAATCCACTACTAAATACATCTATACCGTATTGGTTAGTTTGAAATTTTCCAGTATTATCATGATACTGAACATGCCCCCACTCAATGAACATTGAGTATCCTAATCTGAAGTAAAGAAGCTCCATGACATCTAGCTGATCCATGGTCCATATCTTGAAGCTAATAGTTGCTCCTCTCAGTGATCCGAGAGTACCTTGTGATTCAATAGCAACATCAGTTAGACCTGGCATTGGTCTATATCCATACTTATCTAAGCTACTTCTAAACCCATAAGCGCCATCAACTCCAAGTCCGGATCTTATTCTCGTTTGAACCTGTTTATCAGCTACTGTCACTGCTGATGTACCAGCTTCCAATGTCCAGTTCTTTGCTAGTCCATCAAGTCCGTTCTTATCGTCTGAAGTTACTATAGGTAGTTTACCATAAACCTTCTGTGCGTCCGCTTCTACTAAGTTTACAGAGGAAATAAGCCTCACCCAAGCCGTTTTATTAGCCAAGAATAGGACCTGTTCTGGAGTTCTACTTGTTGAGGTGTTGTCCTTTGCACGAAGATTTAGCTGGTCTCTTACAAAAGGATCAAAAGGAGCCCCTATAACATTGGATAATTTATTACTATCTGCCATTATTTTCTGCGTTGTATGATGTTAAAACTTGTCTTATATCTGACGGAATTCTCAACTGAGCTCCGATTGGAGGATAAATTGAATCACCAGGTAGTGCGTTTGCTGATGCAATCACCCACCATAAACTACTATCCTGATAAAAGTCATTTGCAAGCAAATCTAATCTATCTCCAAGAGTTGTTATTACGTAGTAATCAGTGTTAGTTGGTGGAATATCTGGATAAATATTATTAGTATAGTATTGAGATCCTGTTGTATTCAACTTTAAAACATCTATATTTTGGTATCTTGATGGCATATAATATTATTTAGGAAAAGGTGGTGGAGTCTTAAAATAATTTTGATACTCTGTATTTGCTCCAGGTTGCAGAAGTGGTTTAGAATTATTACCAAAGTACTGCTTATTGGTAGGTCTATACCCATCATACATGGTATTATTAGTCTTATCTCTTAAGGCATCCTCTTGCTGAGCAGGGAAGAATGTTGGAGTTGCTGTTGGTGGTGGTGTGGCTTTTCCTTTACTTGTATGTTTGGTCTTTTTCTGTCTATTTTTATGTTTTTGTACTGTAGGTGAAGGAATGACTCCTATTGGAGTTCCTGTTATCGGTCCTGTAGGAGTTCCTATAATTAGATCTGGTGTTGGTCTTGTGACGATGGTACCTGGTGCAAGTTGTGGTGTCGGATTCTCTATATACTCGATTGGAGTTCCTAGATAGTTTTCTCTTGATATCAGCGGAACAAATGGATTTAAGCTATTTTCTCTTCTTGGTAGTAGATCCATAATAGGTTTAAAGCTACATTGGATTGAAACTAAATGCGGTAGTTGTTGTACGATATCACGTGGATATAGTATAGGAACTCCTGGACTGTAGTCTCCGGAATGACCTTTTCTATCATATAGGCTATCTACAGCATAGTCATCGTCCTGCTGATTGCTATTTAGCAAAGTCTCCCACGAGCTGTTTTCGTCGATTGTAATGTTTACATTTTCAAGGAAGCCAGGTATTCTATATAAATAATCTCCAATCGTTAATCTTACAACTGAGCCTCTCATTAAGTTCGAAGTTGGAGAATAGTCTGGATATACTTGAGTCATTAAATGGTTTAGCTTCTTGTATAGAGTCTGCATCTCACTTCTTGTCTGTACAAACATCTTGAAGCTAAATGAAATGGATCTATCGAACCCTTGATAGGTTCTAAAAGTTTCACCTCTACCTAGGTATTTGAAGGTATTGTATTCCGCTTGGTTGGTATCTGTAATTCCTCCATCCATGAAGGCTCTCATGACAATAGCAATCGCATCTCCTGCAAAGTCATTACTCATACACTCAAAAGTGAACTTAATAAGATCCTTAGTCTCATTTCCACTCTCTAAGGGAGCATCCCAAGGACTATATTTAGTTGTATCGTAGTAGTATAGTCCTGTTGCATTAACAGAGTCGATTGCTTGTGGTTTTACATCGTTGTAGCTAGTTCTATCATCAGCCGCTCCTGGATTACCCACTCCATATCGAGTTTCTAAGTTATAGTCTGCGTAGTCTTCGTTGTAAACTGTTGAATCATCCGGTAGCTGTGCTCTAAAATCTTGTAGATTTGGATGTGCTGCAGTAGTACCAAAGCCAGTAGTTTGTGCAGCTATTTGGCTGTAAGAGAAGGCTAGATTAGAGTATGCAACTCCATCTACACTTGTCTGAGCTATTGCTTTTTCTGTGCTTGTATACTTTCCTATCGAAGTAAATCCATCCCCATAAGTCGAGCCTGGGCCTCCTTGGTAGTTGAATAGCTCGCTACCATAATTAGAAATTCCATAAGCATTTGCAAAAGCAATCCCGTTTACATTAATAAGTCCTGTTAGTTTTGTTTGCTGTAAAAGGAGTAGTCTATTACTACTTTCGTCATTGTTGTATGATACAAAATACTCGTAGGTCTGAGTTGGATCATCTGCTACTGATAGATATGCTCCATGTCTCTTTAAATGAACACCAGTACCTTGTGAAGCAATCTGTGCTAACATGTTACGTCCTGTGTCATCAAACTGCTGGGTTGGTGCTAATGGTTGTGAGTTGAGGCTGTTTACTAGGTTTTCAAGAGTTGAAAAATTTAACTTTTGAGTAGCTACTAGTTGTAAGTTTGGATTCGTTTTTTGCAAGTCTGTCTGCTTTTGTAAAAACAGTCCTCCCTTAGCAGGATCATCCATAAAAGCCTTTATTCTTGCACGATCAATGTCTCCTGCTGGAGTTGTTGTGAGTGGTCCGGCAAAAGTTAAAGCTCCTCCTCTTACAAAAGAATCAGATCCGTTAATACCCCTTGAAAAGGTATCAAATAGTATTGGGTTTATGGTTTGTGGTGTTATGTACGGCTGTCCACTATCTCCCCCTCCAGGTAGATCTCCCCCATATTTTAAGTTTGTTAGATCCGAGTTGTAGTCAATTAAAGGCATTTTATATCTTTTTAGCCATTCTTAGAGTTTCTAAGTAGGTTAGGTTTACGTTATTCGTAACTACATCTATTGGATCTGGAGTTTGTTGGTTTGGTACTGTGTTTTCAGGTTTGGTTTCAAACACTCCAGTAGTTGTTGTAAGTCCTTTTTTGCTTAGATTAGATCCTTGTATTTGACTTAATACTGTGCTCATAGTTTAGAGTTTAATTCATCATTTGATAATAACCGTTCTTGAATGCATAGGTAACTTGTCTACCATCAATTGCTATGACTAGTTTTGCAGGTGGTTGAGCTGCACTCTTTTGCTCAAAGCTTTCATACTGTCGTGCTTGATCTGCAGTCATTGTTTTTGGTGCTTTTTGATCTGCAACTGCTGCTGTATTCATAGGAGTTCCTACATCCGTTCCTCCTCCACCAAGACCTCTTATATTACTTTCTGCGGTGTCGAAGAAGTCCCCAACAGCCATTTTATCTTCGTGACTTATTGCATAAAAGAATCGCGCTATTCCTGCAACTCCTTTTGCCATAATGCCTATTGCATGTGCAATAGCTGCTGCTATATCACGAACCATGAACATCGTTTCTTTTATATGCTCTGGTTTTGATAACCAGTCAAAGGCTTGTTGCAACTCATCCATAATTCCTGAACTTGTTATCAAGTCAGCGAATCCAGCTTTTATTTTTTCAATAAATGCATTTATTTTTTCTTGGATAGATAAAGTTGTTAAGTTTTGATACGCTCCTTCTCCTAGTGCTTTATTTATCTCTTTTTCTGAGCCGAATCTCTGCTTTGCAATTCTCAGCTGTTCTGCACTAGTTGCATTCTGCTTTGTGCCTAACCTATCCATGTAAAGCTGTGTCTTTAGCATATCGGATAGCTGATCTCTTGTCATACCAACTGACTCTGAAATCGACTCTTGCTGGATTCTATTCATTTTACCGAACTCAAGATAATTTCCAGCATTCTTTGATATTTCTGAAGCTGCTGTTACTAGATCGTTATTTAGGAATGCCTCTCTTGCTTTTGTAAGATTTAATTGCTTTCCTGTTAAAACTTGAGCTTCAATTTCCTTTGAGATACTGCCTTCAAAATCTAAAAAGTGGCCAGCTAATCCGTCCAACTGCTTCAACTCTAAACCAAAGGTCTTAGTTGTCACTAAAGCCTTTGCTATCTTTCCTGGATATAAGGAGAACTGAAGACCTAAATAGCCTCCTAGCTTACTTGCCTGGCTTAGTACTTGTTGATAACTTAAACCAATGCCTGTGGCTGCTTTTAGTCCAGCTACTTGAGCAAATACTGACTTGGTTAGGTCCTCTGACTTCTGTCCTGTTATAGTCGTTGATTCAGCAATGTTTTTTCTCGCCTCTTCATCGAGTCCTATAAGGTCTTTTAGTTTTATATTTGTTGATAGCTGCTCAGCTGTTAATTTATTAGTTGTTCCTAATAAGCCCACCAACTCTGTATAAGAGTCCATTAGCTTTTCAGTATTAACGAGTAGATCTCCGTTAGAATAGTTTATGCTTGCAAATTCATTTCGTATTGCAGTTGCTTCTTTTCTTGAAACACCTAAAGCTCTTCCAAATTTAACTGTTCTATCCTCAATACCTACAATATAATCAAATGCTGCTTTTAGTCCGCTAAGAATTCCTCCTACTATAGGAATCATAGATGATACTAGAGCTACTGGGTCACTTAACGTATCTTTTATAGCTGAGCCTGCTGCACCACCTAGAGCTTTCATCTTATCTCCGAAGTTTATGCTCTTACCTTCTTCTCTAGCCTTTCTAGCTGATTCTGTAATTCTCCTATAGTATTCGTCTCCAACCCCAAGCTTCTCTGCAAATTTACCTGCAAGGGCTCCTGTAATTCCAATGTCTTTTTGTAGCTGTTTTTCGAACTCTAATTGTTTTTTTAGGCCTTCCGTGGTTTTCTGCTGGACTTCCTGTCTTTTTTTAGCTCCTACGTAAGTTAGCTGCTCTATGTTTAAAATATCTTCCTTAGCTGCTATATTAGATTCTAGCTTAGCTAGTTGAGCTTCTATTTTAGCTCTCTTAACTTTAGCCCCCATACTAGTCGATTCTAGCTCTCTTTCTTTTTTTCCTCTTTGCTCTAGTAATTTAGAATAAGCATCTGCATCTTTTTTCTGTGTCTTATTTAAGGCTTGAGATAGATCAGCTATTTTCTTATCTGCTAAGTATTGCTTCTCTTTATTATCCTTAAGCTGTCTATTAATTTCTTTTATGTTAATAGTACCTCTCTCAATAGTTGCTAGTTTAGCCTCTATTTTTTCATAATACTTCAAAGTTTCAGATAGATCCTTGATACTATCTTTTAGCTGATTTTTATAGTCACCATTTAACCTTAGGAGGTCTTTAAGACTCTCCTTAACATCTCCGACTCCAGCTGCTATAGATGGTCCTGTCGTATTTTGATTGTTAGGTTGATTTGGTGTATTTGTTGGATTTTGGGCCATGTGCTATCTTTATTCTTTTAAATAAATAGCTATCTTCTCGATTTTGCTGTCGAGGTATAAGTAGGCTTTGCTGATATGGGAGCAGAGTCTGGGATTCCAGGCCTGCTTATGAGAGGTTTGTCGGCTGTTACTGTTTGGTTGGCTTCTTGTTTCTCTCGTACTAATTCGAGAAACTCATTGACTTTCTTGATGTTATACCTTCTAATTTGGATAGGCATATCCATAACTTCCGAGTATATGAAGCCCCCCTGGCCGTGATAGACCAGGTCAAAGACTTCAGCCATGTAAGTTGCTCTATATTCCGCTGCCGGGAAAAAAAAACTCACCAGTTAATGGCAAATCTAAATCAGTTATTTCTTTGCCTGATGATAGCTTGATGCTGACTGTCATGTCAATATCTGGAGTAAGCTCTGCTATGCGTGTTCTTAATTCTATTGAATCTTTCGCTATTAGATAGTTATCTACAAAGTCTCTTACAGCTTTTGGATCATAGTCACCATTCACAGAAAGGATCTGCTTTTTAAGGCGTGTAGTGATCTCTCCAGCAGTTAAGTTTGCTTTCTTTAGACCTTTGATCTCAGCATCGATTTGCTTCTGATCTCCGACTGTAAGTAGTTTGAAAGTTACCGTGTTTTTTGAGAATGGTAATACGAATGCAAATTCGTTTTTATTTTCATAAGCTGTGTAGTCAACTTCTTTCTCTTTTAGTTGATTCAAGTCTACAGCTACTTTTTCTGTGATTTCTGTTTCTGGATCTGTGTAGGTGATTAGGTATTCTGCTCCGTATCCTAAGATCCTTGCAGCTATTAGTAATCCATTACGATCTCCTAATACTAAATCATCGAAGTTGATTGGGGATTTAACCAGTGCTTGCAATACTTTTTCAATTGCTATACCCTGCTTTAGTAGGTTTGGATTCGTTAGAATATCCTCCTCTCTTGCAGTCATGTACTTCATTTCTACAGTTCCACTAGAAAGTGGATTCTCTTTTGCATAAAGCAAACCTTTCGAAGGTAAATTGATTGTCTCAGTTGGTAGCGTAAACTTTTCAGCCATAATCTTAATTTGTGTTTTATACTTATAAATATATACAGATCTAGTTTTTTAATAAAAAAATATTTGACCAATAAAAAACCCCTTCCGTTTGAGAAGGGGCTTGATTTTTTGATTATGTTGTACTAGAAGTTTAATATACAATAATCCATTGCTATTGTAAGTTCAATTGTGATTGCGTCTTGGTTAGACCAGTCATAGGAACCGAAGTTAGACTGCTTAACAAAAGCTCCTTTAATTATCCACTCACTTACTACATCTCCAACTGGACCTAGGATTGATAAATTTAGATCTTTCTTATAGAAGTCAGAGTAACCATCTCTACCTGTAACAGATTCGTGTGATAAACGAATCCACTCCATTACTGCTTGTTGGCCTGAAGGAGAGATTGGGTTGTATAGACTTAAAGTCATATCTTGCCACTCAGCTTTACCTTTGATTTTACGGTAAACGTTGATGTGATCAAGCTTAACTTCATTTAAGTTCACGTTTGGAGCTGAGGCAGCTTTAATCATGAAAGATGGGATACCGTCTATATACATTATAAAGCGATTCTGAACTGTAGGTTCAAAAGCTGTAAACATTATCTCATTTGGGTTCAGTACTGGCATTGTTCTTATTATTTAATATAAATATCTTATGTTGATAAAATTATAACTTATGTTTAACTTTATTCGTCAATTCCGCCTCTATATGCTTTATCCATAGTAGCGTGAGTGTCTTCTAGTTTTTTATAAAGCTCAGGATTCTTTTTCTTGATATAATCTTGTATCTTAGCTACAGCCATTCCACCTAATCCAAGACTACCGATACCAGCAATAATACCAATAAGTTCTTGAGCTGAAGGCATGTCTTCGTTTAGTGTTTCTGATTCTTCTAGTTCGTTTGATTCTGCTATTTCAGTGCTACGAACTTTATTAATAAACTTTTCTAATGGTCTTGCTACTGCATGCACATCATTTATGCTACCTCTTAAGAATTTATATCCTTTAGGAGTAACTAAGATTACTACTGAAGGTGAACCTGTACCTTTGAATTCAAGACGTACAGCGTTGTTTTCTCTTTGGACGTGTATGTCACAAGTACCGCCATTACGGTACATTTGAGATGCTATTTTATCTCCTTCGGGTTGTAGGCTTGGATCAACGTGATCTCTAGAAGTACGATATTGATCTAGTCTTCTGTACTGTTTTAACACGTCTCCTGTTTGATCTTGATCAGCAGCTTGTTGAAGAGCTTTATTCATTGCTCTCTGTTTTAGTCCTGCTGATAATTCATCAAGCTTTTCTTCTTTTGCTTTTTTAGCTCTAGTCTCATGCATTTTAAGCATCTTGCTAGTTAGTTTCATTGCATGGTCACCTTTCACACCTTTTCCCTCAGCTAATACCTCTTGTATAAGTGATTCAAAAAGATGTTTAGGAACGTGTATTCTTAGTTTAGTATTATTTTTCATTTTAGTTTATTGTTATGCTCCGAAAGTTGCTCCGGTTGGTAAAATGTTAAAGTCTAATTGAATAAATTCAGCAGTCTTAGTTGGTTGTAGGTAGATTGCTCCGGCTAGGATATTTCTATCAATTACATCCGCTGTGTTATTAGTATCATCCATTACAACTCTGAATGCATACAAACCTTGTTTTTGTTGTACATATTCTAGGTAAGGGTTTACTTGGCTTAAGAATTTGTTTCTTGTTACTGCAGTGTTTTGCTCAAATACTAGACTTTCAGATATTTGACCAATGTAACGTTTAAGTGCGATTAATAGTCTTCTAACGTTTATTCTATCTAAAGCTGATGCTTTTGCTTGTAAAGTCTTTTGACCATACACCACTGTACCAACTCCTGCAAGAGCAGCGATTGGATTTACTTTTCCTGCGTATAGTATGTTTCTTTGACCTACTGTTAATCTTCTTTCTGGTTGTAATACTGTTGGTAATCCACCTCTGTTGATACCTGCTGGTGCAAACCATTCTGCAGATACTGTATCGCTATACTCGTATACAGCTGGGATAATTGTTGAGGCTGGCACATATACTAATTTACCAGTTTCAGGTGATCTTAGTTCTAACCAAGGCCAGTAAGTTGCACCGTATGAGTTATCGTAAGTTTGAGCTCCTTGAGTTGCAGAAGTTATTGATTGACCGTATCCTACTACATCAATTACAGCTATTGCATCACCACGGTTTTGTGTGTTGTCTAGTAGAGTAGCTACTTGACTAGATGCATTTTGTGAGGTTATACCAGGTACAAATATTGAATTATAGTTGTATTGATCTTTGTTTTGTAATAAGTTAAGAGCAATGTCATAGCTAGTTGCTAATAGCCCTTGAGTATTGTTTGCATTTGAATTTGCAGCTACTATAGGAATATTACTGTACATGTTTAATGGAGCAAGTCCGTAGCAACCGTATAAAGGTCCTGTAGCTCCACCAAATGATCCGCTATAAAGTCCTGTACCGTTTGCTGGCATAGAAGCTGTGTAGTAAGAGTATGGTTGTCCTGTAGGATCTAGGTAGTTAGGAGTTGGCATATTAACCGACTTAACTCTTACATAGTTTGAAGAGTTAGGATAGTTTCCAGAGGTTTGTAAGTAGTTGCTTCCAAATTCATCAGTCATTACTGTTTGAGTTTGGTCACCTATTACATACTCGATGTAGTTGTTTTGGTTTGGATCTAAAGAGATATTTGACCATGTTTCTAAGATAGTCTTGCTATTTGTATAGTCATCACCTCTTCTAATTAGTAGAGTGAATAGACCTGAGCCACTATCAGATTGTGTGATCTCCCATCTAACGTTTGAATTTGATCCTGAAGGTAGAACTCCGTTTGAAGCATACTGTGCATCACCATCATTATTCATAATAGTACCAACACTTAGGGTCTCTAAGACAAAAGAAGGGAATCCAACTCCTGCTGTGCTTGGAACATTTGCTGATGCAGGTGTGTAAGAACCTGATGCAACTCTAGTTACTAGTAGAGATGAACCTCCTTGTTGGAAGTAGTTATAGGCTGCTAGAGAAGTTAGATACTCAAAGTTAGCTCCTCCTGAATAGAAAGTTGTTCCAAATACTGCCTTATATTGGGAGTATGAGGTTACTACAGTTGGAATGTTTTGCGGACCAACTACTGTTGGACCTACAAGTGCTGCTCCTACTGCTATTGGTCCTTGTGTTATCTGAGAGGTATCGTTTTCTCTCATGAAAACGCCTGGTGAAAGTAATGCTTCCATTTATGTTATGTGTTTACTGTGTTTTTAATTTACAATTATCGTTATGAAACCTCTTAAATGCGCTTACTCCTTGTATACTCCTATTACAGTGTACGCAGGTTTGAACTTTATAGCTCGGATTACACTCCCTAAATAACTTAGTAGACTTTGCCTTTGCAGCGGTACTCTTCTTAATATGGCCTTCTATGCAACCTTTTTTGTGAGCTTCTTTATATGATAAAGTCTTCCTCGCTTCTATAAGCACAACCTCTCTATTCTCCACTTCTTCTTTAGGTTGCACTCTTCCTCTATTTGCTTCAGAAATCTTACTCCTCGTACTTTCAGATCTACTAAGCGATCCTCTCTGTTTTTTGGTTTCTAGCAACTTTCTCTTAGTCTCCTCCTTGCTAAAGGAGTTTTCTAATCCTAATTTAACCGGTGGTCTTGTTGCTGTCGGGTTCATCATCGTATAATTCTGAACTCCGTAAAACCTATTAATAAGTATCTGCTCTTCTAGATAAGCCTCTAGTCTCGTAGAGTGTATTGAGAGTATTTCGTAAGCGAAGCACCCATACTTGTTGTAGGCATTTTGCATATACTTATTACAGTGTACACCCCTCTCTAAAGCAGTGAGATGCTCTTTCATCCTACTCTCAACTCTTCCCGTAGATCCGATCTGTTTCTTAGGTCCAATTGATATTTGATAAACGACACCCACCATTTTGTTGTTTTGTTTCTAATAATAAATATCTAGAGCTGCTCTCAAAGTGATCTTATTGTCTTGGTTTAATCTCCCCTGTTTCCAGGTCTACTATTCCATCGCCATACTGCTGTCCGAAACTCTGTAATAGACTTTGTTCCTTAGCTCGTACCTCTTTGATCGCATTTGTTATTTTTTCCTTTTCTAGGTTGATTAAAACTTCTTGGTAACCTAATTCTCCAAGGGCTGATGCCAGTTGTAGGACTTGCTCTCTTACTGATTTTAATTGTGCTAAATCCTCTTGTGAAATTGTTTGACTCATATACTATATTGTTTTGTTTTTTATTAAGATATTGTGATCTTAGCCCATCCGTTTCCTGCTGTAGTTGTACCTCCAGTGTAAACGTATAAGTTTAAGTTTGCACCAGTACTTCCTGACATCATCACACTACCTGTAATAGTTGTTGCTAAGGCTGGAGTTGTTGTTCTTGGTGTTAGGGTTAGTAGGTTGTTTATTGTTACTGATCCAGTTACGTTTAGTGAACCTGTTACAGTACTTGTACCTACAATCGTTTTAGATCCGCTTATGAATACACTACCTGTGATTGTCTTAGTTCCTATTAGTGTATTTGAACCAGTCACATTTAGTGAACCACTCAATGTGCTTAATCCTATTACAGTTACACCACTACCTGATACTAAAAGTGAACCACTCACTGTTACAGAACCAGAACCATTTGAGCTAATGCTTCCACTGTCAAATACTACTGCTCCATTTACTGCACTGATTGATGCTACTACTACTGGAGTAGTTGGAAGGTAGGGTGAAGCAGTACCGCCATTTCTTGTAAAATTAAAGCTACCACCTGTTCCAGAACGGCCACTAACAACGGTAAAAGTTGCACCATATCCGCTAGAAACAGCATCTCCTACGTAAGAGTACCCGTAAGTGTCGTCCGGTGTGTTATAAAATCCACTATTACTAAGGTATGCTGTACTTCCTACATTAATAGTACTACTGACAATGTTATAAGGTGTACTGAAACCTCCTGCATTCAAAGTATTGGTAACATTTAGATCAGTAACTAATATAGCTGATGAGGTCAATTGACCTGTTACCTTTAGTGAACCTGTTACGTTTAATGAACCTGTGATTGTACTTGTACCAACTACTGTTTTAGATCCACTTATGAATACGCTACCTGTGATTGTTTTAGTTCCTATTAATGTATTAGAGCCTGTTATATTTAGTGATCCTGATACAGTCGTTTGACCGTTAAATACACTGCTTCCCGATGCTTTTAGAGATCCTGATAAAGTTATAGTATTGCTAGTGATTGATGTATTGCTTCCTGATACTCCAAAGGATCCTGTAACATTTACAGCAGATCCTGATAGAGAGATTACTGTACCGTTATCAGTTATATTTGAAGATGCGATAGCAACTGAGCCACCACCAGTTGAATATTTAGTTAAAGAATATTGAGTAGATGCTGCAGAAGATACTGTTTGTCCACCGTTTACTGTTACTACCCCTGTAAGAGCTATATTAGTTGCGTTTATGCTTACTGTGCCATTTGAACTACCAGTTACAAGTAGTGAACCTGTAATTGCTAGTGATTGACTTATTACAGCATTACCTGTATATGGGAATGTAGAAGCTCCGCCTGGTGCCCAGCTTGCACTTAGTGCGTAAGATGAACTTAATGCACGAGATGCATAAGAAGCAGTTCCTTGTAGTGAACCTGTAACTCCATAAGTTGCAGTTAATGCACCACCTATTTGAGTAGGTCCGGTTAGAGCTATGTTAGATGCTACTACGTTTACTGATCCGTTCTTCATATTTAAAGAACCAGTAAGGTTTAGTGGTCCTGTTATACCTGCACCAGCTCCTGCGCTCAGTGTACCACTTGTTCCTAGCCCTGAAGGTGTTACGAAAGTCACTGGTACTGCGTTGCCATTTCCATCGTCAAAGTAAAAAGTTGCTGCTTGGTTAGTTCCATCTACTTGTAGATAGGCTATAGTAGAGTCACTAAAAGCATCGTTCGGATTTCCTAGCTGATAGTAGTTATCCTTAAACTCTAAGACAATCCCTGTAGGGGTTCCTTCACTGTATGCAATTATTGATTCATTTGAATCGTCTATGCTTATGTGCGTATTGTTTATACCTATATATGCACCAAAATCGTATACATTAGTTCCGTAATTAAATCTAAAGCCGGCTTGTGTACCACCTGGTCCTGCTACGGTTGATAAGTTATTTGGGGTTTGGTATAAGTATCCGTATGTAATGTTGTATGGACTTGTCCAGTATGCATTATATCCTGCAAGACCTCCGTTTAATCCAGCGGATGGTGCCCAGCTTGCACTCACTGCTAAACTTGCAGTTGATGCATATGAGCTACTCACTGCATTCATTACATAGCTTGCTGTTTGAGCTGTTGCTGCAGCACTTGCACTTGTTGCAAAGCTTGCATATGAGGCACTTACTGCTGTAGTTGCATTGGTTGCAGTAGTGGCAGTAGTTGCAGTAGTGGCAGTAGTTGCGTTTCCTGCATTAGTTGCATAATTAGCGTTCTCAGCTGTTCCGTATATCACTCCACCAACAACTAGATCGGTATTGATTGATGCACCTCCGTTTACTGTTAGACCAGTAGTTACTCCTAAAGCATTGACTGTAGTTGTATTGGTAGTGTCAACTACTAAAGCAGGAGATCCCTGTACATATACAGCAAGTGGATCATTTCCATTATCGTTCAACTCAGTTTGAGCTGCTGAATTACGACTGGCATCTGATAATCCAGTAGTAAGTCTGCCCTGTAAAGCAGTTGGAATTTGATTATTAAAACTTAAGGCATCGACAATTTGTAGAATGTCGGATGGTTGCACTGGTAAGTTTACCGCAATTGACGCTGTTTGGTATTGTGTTAAAGACATTGTTAAAATCTGTTTAAAGGTTTTGCTCTAATAAATAGTGATGTCATAACACAAACCTCAACTTGGAGATGTGATTTAAGGGTTTGTTTGTTTACTTGCTTGTTTAGCTATTCTCATAGCCTCTCTTGTTTCGTCTGCAAATGCTTTCATTGATGCAGCAATTCTATCTTTTTCTGCTTGTATAGCAGCTTCTTCTTTTTCTACTTCAGTTAATACGTCAATCTCTAATTCATCTATATCACCATCTTTTACTGCTTTATAGATATAAACTCCAGCTACAATTAAAATCGTAAATAAAATGATTAGTCCTAACATAGTATATAGTTTTTATACTAATAAATATAGTCAGAAAAGAAAATATTACATATTTCTGATACTGTTTTATTTGTTGTATCTATACCGATAAAATTAGTAAATGGTTGTTCATAGTTAGTATGATATTTTTCTTTACTCCTAACCTCACTAGTATAAATATAATATTCTGTTAATTCATTCCCAACCTTTTGTTTGAAATTTTCACGTTGGTCTCTATAAGGTGAAACCATTGCTACTATTACATCTTTATTATTTTGATGTAGGTAGTAAGCTATATTTTGAGCTAACTCAATATTATCTCGTCTACCTTTTTCAGAATAGTCTTTATTGTTGAATAATTTTCTCATCTGGTCACCATCTATTAAAAATGCTGATTTGAATCTATCTTTTAATAGTTCTTTGGCAATTGTGGTTTTACCAGCACCCGGTTGTCCTGTTAACCAAATTATCATCTATATCTAAATTTTTCGTTATACCACTTATAGTTATTCATTATCCAGTCACAAACATCTTTACCTAGTATTTGAGTAGCTTTAGATGTTACAGGTTCTAACTTAGTTCTGATAACATGATCTCCATAAACACCGTATACTTCATCATCCTCCTTTGTAACCTGTTCTATGTTATCAAAATCGTGTTTAAAGAACGGTATGTCTAAATAGGTATAAATTCGCTGCATTTCTCTTTCTGGGTATAGACATAGATCTTCAAACTTAACAAATAGTACTTTACTATCTATTCCCATTCTTATCATCTCACCTAATCTCTCAAATGCCATACCAACAGGTGGATTTTGTACCCACAAGTCAATACGCTTAGGTGTTGTAGTACCTTGCATCTTAGACCAATCTAGTAATGGACTTGCTTTATCACTAGCCTTTCTAAAATTCTTTTCCATTGAAGCAAATATATCTCTTGGATCTCTAACCATACAGATAATCTTTGGATCAGGTTGTATCATGTTTAGAAAATCGTAATGAATACCCCACCCTCTACTCTTATCAATAACATATTTCTTGTCTGTTATTCCATTGTAGAAACCATACATTCCAGCATGACAGAAATTAAGAAAACCTAGTTTCATTAATTCTGCATCTTGTGCTTTGAATTCTGGTGAGTTAGTATAGTTACCTCTAGCTGCAAATACTAATTCAAGAACACCTGAAGTTGGTGTTGCATACATATCTGGATTCTGTGCTAGAATATTTTGTAATAGAGTTGAACCTGCTCTTGGTAATGAACTTTGATAAAATATTTTCTCTACCATTATTGTTGTTTAATTGATGTAACTATTTGATCTATATTGAATACCTCTGTTTCATTGTTATACGGAAATTCTAATAAATCTCCTGATATATTGAACTTACTTAGATAAGCTCCTTTTAATTCAGGTTTTGTTGTAAATGGATTAGATAGGATATTATCATGTAATTCATAACCAAATACATATGGATTATTAGCTATCCAGCAAACTGTTGATTTTAATCCTAATGCAGCAGCGGTATGTTGAGCAAAACTATCTATAAATAATCTTTTAGTACTCAGGCTAATCAAAACAGATAATGATCTAAAGTTATCTGTTACCGATACAGTATTATCATACTGAAATTGGTCTTCTCTCCTTATATGTACTATTGTATACGAATCTTTGAATTGATCTATTACTGCTGTAGCAACAGATCTTGGAATATCTCTAGCCCATGAATACTTCATGTCTGATAAAGCTCCACCATTTGTTTGTAGTAGTAGGATTGGCTTGTCAAAGTTAAACTTAGTGCTATAGAATTTCTGCTCTCTACTACTCAAATATACCTTAGGTACTTCACCGTCATACTTAATATCAAACATATTACACCAAGTGGCTATTAGATGCTCTTCTTGTAAGAGATGGCTTGTTTCTAGGTATGGATCATGTGCAAATACTTTGAAGTCTTTACCTTCAATATAATCCTCATAGAAATAAGAGAAACCTCCAAATGCAAATGTTCTATCTACATTTGGATTATTTAAGAATACGTCAGGATAACCTGATACTACGATTAGAGTGGATTTAGGATACTGTTTTTTAATTGCTTCGCATACGGCTGTAGCCATAATACATTTACCCATCCCACCGTTTATTTGGAAGATAATATTCATGTAACTAATTTAATTCTATAATAACTTAGAATGACATACCAGGTATGTTAGAACCGCTTACTATACCTGTAACAGTAGTACCTACTTGACTAGCTATTATGTGTAGTGCAGTAGTATCATCTGATCCCCAGGTTGATAGCTGGTCAGAAGTTAAAGTTACTTCTTGCTGTGTTACTCTTTCAAATGCTATAACACCGTCTACTCCCATTACTACATTACCGTATAATACTTCAAATCTTGTTTTGTCAGCACCTAATTTATATGGACGTGCTATTGCAGTCATTGCTGAACCAGATACTATTGTTGATTCACCGAATGGTCCTTTGTTTTGGACTTGTGTTGCTGCAGGATTAATTGTTGCAAATATCATTTGTTATTGTTTTTATGTTGTTTATAAGCAAATATATGAAATCTTTTTTGACTTTCCAAAACTATTTTTATGTTAATCTTATTTTTAATACACCACCAGTATGGTAAACACCTCCTACCGGTATTCCTCCGGCTGCTGCTGCTGTATCATTTGCAAAGTTTTTAGTCTGTATGGTTGGTGATACTAAGTTGTTAATATAAAGAGAGTAATTACAAGCTGCGGTTAATCCGCATCCTATTGCTGCTGAATAGTCACCTGATACTGTGTTACTTTTACCACCCGGTATTATTCCATACTTTCCAGAAATAGTGTTGTTAAATCCACCACCTATTGTTGAATATTGGGAATATTGTCCAGAAATTTGATTATTATATCCACCACTTATTGTTGAGTAGAATGAATTAGTTCCAGAGATATTATTGTTAGTTCCTCCACCTATTGTTGAATATTGGGAATATTGTCCAGAAATTTGATTATTATATCCACCAC